GGTGGAGGCGGTGGTGGTGTCATCTATATAGGCTCTTATTTAGTAAGTCCTGGTACAGGATATTCAATTACTATTGGTGGAGGTGGAGCTGGTGGAGCTACTAATAGTAACGGAACAGCAGGTTCAAACTCTACAGGATTTGGATATACAGCTATAGGTGGTGGCTTTGGTGGAAACATTGGAGCATCTGGTGGATCTGGTGGATCTGGCGGTGGTACAGGACGAGATTCTTGGACAGCAGTTGGCGGCACTGCAACAGCTGGTCAAGGTCATAATGGAGGAGGTCAACAAAGAGATAGTTATGGATCTGCTGGTGGAGGAGGAGGAGCTTGGGAAACTGGATATAGCGGATGGCTTGATCAATTTGCTAGAGCCCGAGTCTTAACTAGTGCAGGAGGTACAGGTTGGCCTATAGCTTGGACAGGTACAACAATATATTATGGTCCTGGTGGAGGTGGATCTTGGTACATAGCTGGAGGTAGTGCTCCAGGTAACGTTGGTCCACCAGGAGGTGGGGACTTAGGTGACGGTGCTGGTAGAGGAAGTCTTCAAGATAATGGTAATGCTACAAGCGGTACTGCAAATAGAGGAGCAGGTGGTGGAGGAGCTAGATTTGGAGCTGGTGGAACTGGAGGATCTGGAAGATGCGTACTACGTTACTATGGACCACAACGAGGATCAGGCGGAACTGTAACTTCATCTGGTGGATATACAATACACACATTTGATTCTGCAGGAACTTTTACAGCATAAATCATGGCTTCATTAAAAAATACAACTATAAACGATACGGGAAACATCACACTACCTAATGGAACTGCTGCCCAACGGCCTTCTCCAGCAAATGGTATGATGAGGTTCAATACTGATAACGGCACTGCAGAGATATACAACAGTGCTACAGCTAACTGGAATCAAATAACAGATAGCACTTATACTGCTGAACTATTAGTGGTTGCAGGTGGAGGTGGAGGTGGAGGTTCTCAACTTTGGCAATACGGAGGTGGTGGAGGCGGAGGTGGCGGTGGTGTCATCTATGTAAGTTCGGTTACTATTACTAAGAATACATCATACACTATAACAGTAGGAGGTGGAGGTAATGGTGGTGCGGTTGCTCAAAATCAACAAGTATCTGGAACATTTGCTACACAAGGACAAAACAGTACAGCATTTGGTTACACAGCTGTAGGTGGTGGAGCAGGAATGAGTTATGGTCAAAATACAAGTCTTACCATTTTAAATGGTGGGTCTGGAGGTGGAGGTGCACGTGATACTAATAGTAATAGAGGTACAGCTACAAGTGGTCAAGGTAATGTTGGTGGGTATGGTGGAGGAACCAGTTGTGCATCTGCTGGAGGAGGTGGCGGTGCTGGAGGAGCAGGAAATAATGGATGTACAGATTGTAATGCTTCTCGAGCAACCAACTGTGCTAATGGTGGTGTAGGTGTAGCATATAGCTGGACAGGAACAAGTACGTATTATGGAGGGGGAGGAGGTGGAGGATACGAAGGATCAGGAGCTGGTAATCAACCTTTAGGTAATGGTGGAATTAGTGGTCCTGGTGGAAATGCTAGTATTACTCCTGGTGAGGCTGAGCCAAATCCTTATGGAAGTCCTGGAGCACAAGGTACAGGACAAGGTGGTGGGGGTGGTAAAAGTACTGGTGGTTTTGCTGGAGGATCTGGTATAGTTATGATTAGATATTCAGGTACTCCTATTGGTGAAGGTGGAACAATTGTTTTTTCATCAGGAGTTACGACTCACATATTTTATGGATCAGGAACTTATAAAGGATAGAACATGGCATCATTAAAGAATACAGTAATAAATGATACTGGTTTTCTAACGTTACCAGCAGGAAGTACAGCACAGAGACCTACTGCTGCTAATGGTATGATAAGAGTAAACACAAACACCACACCATATGTATTGGAGATATACAATGGTGCATGGAGAGTATTAAAAGTATTATTCTAATGGCACACTTTTCACAACTAGATGAGAACAATATTGTCATCCAGGTACTTGTAGTATCGGATGATCAAGAACACAGAGGAGAAGAATTCTTATCTGTTGACCTAGGACTAGGTGGTAGATGGGTTCAAACATCTTATAACACTATAGGAGGACAACATTTATATGGAGGTACTCCGTTTAGAAAGAACTTTGGGGCTATAGGTTATCAATACAGAGAAGACCTAGATGCTTTCATCAGTCCTAAACCTTATCCTTCTTGGGATATATTGAATGAAGAAACAGGACTATATGAATGCCCTGTTCCTTATCCTGGTAATGGATCATATAAATGGGATGAAGAAACTCTATCTTGGATTGAGTCTTACTAAAGAATTAATTACATCATCTACAGAGATACTCTTATGGCATTCAAACTGTCTAGGAGTATCTTCGTGTTCAGGACACCAGTTCCAATCTCCCTTGTTGAATCTAAACTTAGGGTTATTCCAACATCCATTGCACACCTTTCTATTATCTACACGTATACATTCGAACTCGTGATTTGCTTCTGTGAAGTTAGCAATCATAACCACTTGTGCATTTACTGCCCAGGCTAACCAACTTATTCCACTACTTAGTCCTATATAGAACTCACATCCACGGAGGTGATTTATAACACTATCTAGAGAAGTATCTTCTAACTTTTCTGCACCATAATCATTTGCTTCTTTAGATAGTTCTATCACTCTGTATCCTTGATCTTTCAATCTACTAATCAGCTCTGGCCACTTATCCCAATGTTTACATTGAGAGGTACTCATTGTAGATATACATACATACTTCTCACCTTCTAGTAATACTCCTGGTAGATCAATGATCCTTGGTCTTATCTCTTTGTAAGGTAGATGTAATATATTACATGCGGCTTGTTGTAATGGTATTGTTACAGGATTGACAGGTTCTTTGTCTTTGTTCCAGTGCCATCCTAGCTGAGGCATAGCTACAATGTTATTCACAACAGATCCTGGTTCTACAAACTCAAGCTCAGGATATTCAAACAAGAAGTTCTTGAACGTGCTTACAATAACATCACACTGATACTTCTTCTTGAACTCTAAGCAATACGGCATCCATGCTATGGTATCTCCTAGCGATGAGCTATCAAAAGATATGAACACACGCTTACCACGTAGATGTTGTAAGAAGCTTATGCGATGTTTCAATACACCCTTGCTGTTTCTAGCCTCCACAAAGAAGTTACCTATGTAGCGTACATCTAGTTTCATCCACGTGTTCTTACTAAGAGTTGTACCATAGTGTTCTTTACGTTCACCATCTATCTCTTCAATGAATGTACACACGTAATCTTCCTCACAGTCTGTCACCTCAAAGAAAAGCCCATCAATATTGTAGAAGTTATAATTAAACATATGATTCTATATAAGCTTTAGTTGTATCTGCACTCGTCCACTTCTTACTAATAATTCCTGCAGCGTCGTACATCTTCTTAAGCTGTAGACATATCCAGAACCAATCATGACTTCTACGCTGCTCCATTTGATCAGTGTAGTATCTGTACCACTGTCTATCTAATACAACTAATCCTTTGATTGCCTCCTGTGTACTTATCTCTGACATCCTGTACATACCAGGAAGCTCAGCATTACATGTACCAATAATTGGTAGGCCGCAGCTCATTGCTTCTAGGACGGATAGATTAGGATGACCATACTCTAACATTGATGGAGCCATAAAGATACTATGTGTTTGGTATAGTTCTAATGTTTCTGCATCTGTAGGATTTGTACACTTGAGCGTAAGCCTTTCATACTCTAATAGATCTGGATGACCCTTAAAGAACTCTAGGTTATTCTCAGGACCAGCGATTGTGATATCTAAACCAAAGCGCTTAGCTGCCTCAATAGCATATCTAAATCCTTTACGATCAATAGTACTATCACCTGCCATACCATTGTTACATATCATTAATATTTTTTTCTTTGTACGCTCTTCTGGTATAATGGGCTTGAAGAAATCTGTGTCTACGCCATGACGTAGATAGAATAGCTTATCTGTACCATCAAAGTAACCAATGATGTGTTTACTATGACATATAGAGAACACAGATCCCTTGATAGCTGCTAGGTTGTTATGGTATACACCACTATCCTTACCATAGTATTCAGCATGATGATCATGTAGAGAGTATACATACGGTATACCTCTGTCTCTCATCTCTAGAGCTGTGTTGGCCATGTGACAATGCACAAGCTGATTGTTTTTCTTCTCTACTTGATTAGAGTATAGCACACTAACATTCATACCAAGTCTAGTAAGTCTATCCTGGTACATTGCTATGATGCGCTCTACAGCTCCCCAACCATTTGGTGGTATGCTGATTAGTCCTGTTGCTACTTGTACTATGTCCATATGTTCCATTTGGTTCTAAATTTCAATTCATCTTCTGCCAATTTCTCTATCTTCTCCTCACTCATTGGCATACCTATAGTGTGAGTGTTTTTGTGATCTGCTAGTGAGTCTTTTACAAGCGCATGTTTTATTCCTTTTTGTTTTAAGCACTCTGCAAGATCATTGTCCTGATAGTACATATCAAACTGTTCGTCTAAAGGAAAGATCTTATATAACACCGTGCGCTTAAGTAATACACTCCATCCCTGGAATAATTCTGTCACGTTATATCCTTCATGATGTGTTTCTTTATTACTGAATAGATGTGGAAACCACACCTTGTGTAACACTGTATCTCTAGGAGAGAATGATTCTATATTAGGATGTTGTTCATGTACCTTCATCATTTCATTGAACCAGTCTGGGTGGTATGTTACGTCATCATTGGAGATGAGCACCCAATCATTACTTATATACTCTAGCGCATGATTAATGAATCTATTGTAGTTGAACTTCTCTTTAATCACCACGTATGTACCTATACCTCGGTATATTCTATAGTCTTCTCGTTTGCACACTAGTATGATACTCACATTACCTCCAGACTTTATGGAGTCAATTGTTCGTTGAGTCATCTCAGGATCCCTGCTGTCGGTTAATATAATTGCGTCTATATTCATTTCTTTATTCCGTAAAAGTATAAGTCGTGTGTAAAATGATTAACATCAAATTGGAACTCAGAGAATTCGTTCTCTAAGTCTAATGCTGTTCTCACATCATGTTCATTAATGTTCATATAGTAGTCTTGTGTAGCAGGAGAGTCTGCAGGTGATGTACGTCGTGTACCGTGTTCATGTCTACCATCTGTAGCACATGTAAAGATAAACATACCTCCTGGTCTTAATAGTTTACGTACAATGTTTCTTAATGTATACGTATAGTGTTCATCATGCTCAAAACATTCTGAACTAATCACTACATCAAAGTGAATCAATGGTTTGAACTCATGACCTTTTATCACTACATCTACATTACGCCCTGGACAAATGTCCACACCTACATATTTGTAATCTTCAAAGAGATAACGATTGTTACCATTAATGTCTAGCGATCCTATATCACATACATGTACGTTCCTGAAGAACTCAGGACGCTTTTCCTTTACATAGTTGCACCATTGCTTCTGTTCTTGATGTGCCATTACTTTCTAAATGTTTTAAACTGTTGGTCAATTAATGAATAGCCATCTGCTTGTGTGGTCAAACGCTTATGTACAATACCCATGTTGTATCCACTACCATAGTATATACTATTGAAGTACATATCTGCAGCATCCCAAGGATGTGTTCTTAGTTTATTCTTCAGATAGCTTTTAGCAAATTTAGGGAACATGATACATTGCATACCTATAAGATGATCCGTGATGTACATATCATCGTTCACTTCCTTCACTACAGGACTTTGTGGCCAGCCAAATTCTAGAGTGTCCTTGTCACCAAATGACATGAATCCTATGTTATTAGCTTCTAGCTTTGATGCACACCCTTCTACCATGTAAACAAATTTGTTTATATCTTCTTCTATGATACAATCACCTTCACATACTATTAGGTAGTCACATTCGTCGAACTCTGAGAGGATTGCGTTTTTAAATGCCTCGTAACATCCATAATGAGCTGGGGTAAGGGCTGTACCCAATCTAGCAACTGTTTCTGAATCGAAGAGTTCCATTGAGACGCAGTCTGGCCTGATACAGTTATGTCTTGGTGGCAGATCCTTATATGGGTGGTTTGTGTGGAGGATGTACTCCCAACCGTAATTTCGAACTCGTTCGAGTGAACTTCTACTTGACTGCTCTCTGTCATCGTTTAGTGTGGTTTGAATATGTACTAGTTTAATCTTTGGTTTATCAACAACTGGCTTACTTCCAGTTAGCGTCTTTATAACTCCTATTGGATTATCTACGCAAAATTCTCTTACAGAATTATTTTCTTCTAGCTCTAACTTAGCTGTATAAACATCATCATCTAATTTTAAATAGTATTCTCTATTTCCAGTATGCCAAAGAGTTAATGAGTTTCCTTCTTTATCATATGTATTAAGACTATAGAAAGGAACTGTATCATTATATGTATAGAAATAGAAGTAGTTACAATTGTCTTCCTCACACCTAACAATACCTACATACTCACTGTTAGAAGACTTACCCTCACCTGTGTGTAATAATAATGTTTCAAACACTGGATGCTCCACCCACACGCCTTCTGTTTTCTGCACCTTCTTCATCATGTAATCTTCTAAGAAGTTATGAGCTCCTATAGATTCACATAACATATTGTATTCCTCTGGCGTACGTACATCATCTAATAGTGTAGTGACAAAGTTTGTATTGAAGAACATGCCATTAGTCTGTATACCTTTACCAAATGGTGTGTTCAATGTAGCCAGTACAGCTTTCCACTCACCACTTAACTTACCAAAATATGTATTGATTGTTGGGTAATCAAGGTTACTTATTACATGATCAAAGGTTACGTAGAACATCTTGGTATAACCAAATCCCTTAGCAGCTTTACCTGCATTAATTAAGTTGGTTAACACTGTTAATGATTGATTACTCTTTCCTTCAATACGCATCTCTACACTATAGTCCTCTGCACTACGAGTGAATCTATTGTAGTAGCTATGATGTGTCAACGGATTGTGCTTATCATAAACATAGTAATCTACCATATCTTGTACCTCTCTATTCACAGGATAATGACTAACCAACATAATTGGTCTACCTAACTCCTTAGCACTCTTGATACATTCAATAGTGAGGTCTTCTCTAGCCTTAGTGTCAGGATATGTACCTATGACAACAAGCTCATTGTTTTTTTCTTGTAGGTTTAATATACGTTTCATATTTATACTGTCAGTATAACTATCGCCAGTTAAATAAACTACGTCCTTATAATCATTGTACTTATTACAATATACATCTAAGTTGTACATCATCTTAGGTAGGTCTGGATAGCACATAGCTTCCTTAATAGCAATAGGGTTGAGCTCTTTGTTACCTCTGTCTCCCTTGGATGGAAATAAGAACAGGTCAGACTCAAACACCCATTGATTAATTATACTTGACTCTCCATGTACTATACAGTTGTCTGGTAGATCTTCCATCAATGGTTTCCAGTAGTCTTCAAAGTTGCCTGCTTGGTTACCTAAGAAGTGGAACTTTACATTGTAGTCTACAAGATGTCTTGCTATCTCTATAGCATATCCCTGGTTCTTACGCTGTGTCCACAGTCCAACAATTATGACATGTTTGAATTCTCCATTGTGTCTATCACGCCCAGCCTCATCTACAGGATACTCAATAACACGCATTGGTACTTCTAGATGAGAATACTTAAAGATGTTGTATGCACTAACAAACACAAACTCATCTGGCATCCATCTTTTATGATCAGGATTGAATGAGCTATCATGTGTACTCTCTACAATACGATATGTTCTATCCTCACTGTATACTTCTCTAGCTAGATCATTGTCCATGAACATCTCAGGAAACTCTTCCATAGATATGACATCTGGATTGAACTGTTCGATAAAATCTAACAGTTCCTTTTTGTTCTCTCCTAAAGACAAGAAGTTCTTTCCGACAATGTCAATAATCTTATTACGTTGCACTACAAAGTTCCATGCAAGGAACGCATACTCCACCACCAAGATGTCAAAGTGATCGTTAAGTAGTCTTACTTTGTTTAATGTTACCTGTGGCGCTCCTCCTGTAGAGAAATGAGGAGATACTATTAGGAGCCTTTTTCGTGACATGTTATTGTTTTTGCAAGGTTATACACTCTATCTACATCTGGGTGACACTCAAATGTTTCTTTCTTTTCTAGACATCCAATCAATGGTTGTACGTAATCTATTGTAGGCCAATACTCTAATGCATACTTCATATTAGAACAACAGTGCAGACTGCACGACCCCTCTACATAGTGGTATCGATATGTCTGACTATTAGCCCTATAAGGTATTCTGAATTCAGGAGCTAGTGAAGATCCTAGATGTATGATCTCACTGCGTGTTGTACCTGCTAGATGTAGCAGTCCGCTATCCATAGTGATAAAGCATGCGGCTTTATTTATGAGGTGCCAGCAATCAGATATGCTGGTCTTGTTCATGAGGTTCATGCCTAGAGGTATCTCAAAGTTGAACACAGGTTTCTCTACATTGAAGAATCCAGTCTCACTACTATCCTTACCTATACTGATGACATGTATACCTATTGCGTTGAGTCTCTCTGTTAACTCCATCCACTTCTCAGCTGGCCACGTTCTGTTAGCCCATGTGGTTACAGGATGTATTAATACATAATGTTCAGGTAGTTCCATCTCAAAGTTTGTGAGAGGGATGTAATCACACTTCATCTCATCTTTACGTAACATAAAGCCTAGATGTATTGCATGGAACTGGCGTATGTCCATGGTGTTGTGCTTCATCTCTATACCGCGTTCATCTTTTTTGCCCACCAAATAGAATGAATTATGCACAATGAAATGTTCATTGAAGTAATCCCAATCGATTGATGTGGATTTGTAACTAGTCTCTACGTATGGTAGTTTCTTGAACAACTCTGGCATAGGACTCACCACAGTTATCTTCTGCTGATATGATTCTGACAGTTTTCTTATTGTGGGTGTTGCACATATAAGATCGCCTAGAGCAGGACATTCGCTAAGATTTAAGCAAACAGGCTTCATATAGTTGTTGGTTTGTTCAAAGTTAAATATATTTACATAAAAATACAAGACATGCAAATAGAAGTTAGTATAGGTGAAGCGCTGGATAAAGTATCCATCCTCACAATTAAGTTAAACAAGATACAGGAGACTGATAAACTACGTAACATTGCCAAAGAACTTAACTCCATTACTAAAGAGTTGCCTAGAGGAATACTAGAAGACAACCTGTATGAAAAGTTATGTAGTGTGAACCTACGTCTATGGGAGATAGAAGATGAGATAAGAGAGTGTGAGCGCACAGGTGACTTTAATCTTAACTTTATACGTCTAGCACGTGCAGTTTATCATCGTAATGATGAGAGAGCTAATATAAAAAGAGAGATAAACATAAAGTATAAGTCTGAGCTAATAGAAGAAAAATCCTATAAGCCCTATTAATTAAAAATTTATTTGCATAATTCAATTAGATTACAGATCTTTGTTATAAGTCTCCGAGATCCTCTCGCATTTATTATACTTACCATTTCATTTCATCAACTACATAGCACTCTAACCACATGTTGGTCTGGCAGTGCTATTTTATTTTTATACCTATGGCATCGTTTCAAGACTTTAAAGACAAGGCACTAACTGGCGTGGTAGCATTTGCATTTGGTATGATGTGGTATGATATAAGAGAAATGAAAAACGATCTAAAGACATTGATCTCACAGACAAGCGAGAGCAGAACAAAGATAGAAGCTTTGGAACGTCAAGTGTATAAAGCCTCTGTAGGATTACATGCACCAGTTCCTCCATATAAACTACCTCTACAAGTAGACATGCGTGAAGTGGTAGCTATTGTTAATGAGAATGACCTAACCCCTAAAGAATATGAAACATTTAATTGAGCCTCCTAAAGAGAACTTCTTTAGTATATTCAAAGATGATAACGATTGGAATGAGAAGTCCATCATTGGATTTATTGCACTTGTTGTTATGTGTATTGTAGTGGCTGTAGATTTAATTACAGGATACCAAGGTAAAGAGTTAGTGATTAATGATTATGTATTCAATGCGTTTACAATTATTGTACTAGGATGCTTTGGTATTTCTGGTGCAGAGAACATCATGGGCAAGAAGACTAAAAGTAATGATGGCCTGAATGAGAAACCACTTCCAGAAGATGAAGGATAAAATAACAGGATTGATTATTGTTGGACTTGTAGGCTTTATATTTTTTAATAGAGGTTGCGAGAAAGGATCACAAGCTAAAGGACCTGATACATTAGTTGTACACGATACTACTTGGCAGATACATGATAAGACAATCGTTAAAGAAGTACCTATTCTTAAAGAAATACCAGTACCACACGAAGTACTCATAAAGACGTACCAAGCTGATACTAATTATCCTGTACTGAAGAAACAATACGAAGAGCTTGCTAAGAAATATGCATCTCGTCGTATCTATAAAGATTCAGTGAAGGTGGGCACACATGGTTATATTGAAGTGGTAGATACAGTGAGTGAGAACAAGTTGGGCAAGCGCACTACCAAGGATAACTTCAAGATCCCTATTGTAAAGGAAACTATGACAATAACCAAATATGCAGAACCAACAAGACAGCTCTATGTGGGCGGTGGTATTAACAACTCTTCCCTTACTAATTTTAGAAGTGTGGAGGCAGGTGTACTATACAAGACAAAGAAAGATCAAATCTTTGGAGGAAAAGTAAATGTTAATGTGGATGGGTCTATCACCTACGGTGTACAGTCCTATTGGAAAATCAAAATGAAGAAGTAATGAAATTCTTAGACTTTTTAAAATCGTTATTGTGGACTCCTAAGTCTGTAGAGCAAGTGGTAGAACCAGAGTTGAAAGGTGAAGCTGTAGTGGTTAAGAAGAAAGCGCCTGCTAAAAAGAAGAAATAGATGTCAACATTGCGTAGAGGTGATGAAGGTCCGCTGGTAACCAAGCTCCAAGAGAAGCTAGGGGTGGATCCTATTGGTAAGTTTGGACCTAAGACAGAGACTGCTCTTAAAGAATGGCAAACTGCTAATGGTCTACAAGCTGACGGTATAGCTGGTCCTTTTACACTAGCTAAGCTAGGTATTGAGGCTCTTCCTCAAGCTCCTGTAATAACACTTCCAAATATTACTTCATCTACACATACAGCTGTAGTACCAAACCCCGTAGCTGTTCCTGATAACTCAGGATTCAAACTAGATAAACTTAAAGGACATATTCCTGATGCAGTGATTGCACAGATACCTGATACAGCTGCAAGGTTTAACATCACTAATGCACTACGCCTGGCCCACTTCTTGTCACAATGTGGACATGAGAGTGGTAGCTGGAAAGCTGTACGTGAGAACTTAAACTATTCAGCTAAGGGACTGATGGGAATCTTCAAGAAGTATTTCCCTACAGCAACATTAGCTACAGCATATGAAAGACAACCTGAAAAAATTGCTAACCGTGTGTACGCTAGTCGTATGGGTAATGGCAACGAGAACTCTGGAGATGGATATAAGTTTAGAGGACGGGGATATATCCAACTAACAGGTAAAGAAAACTACACAAGATTTGACGCTACAGTTCCTGAAAGTATTGTGAACGATCCTGATCTTGTAGCTACAAAGTATCCACTAGCGTCTGCTGCATTCTTCTTTAATAGCAATAAGCTATGGGCTATATGTGACAAAGGTGCTACGCCTGAAGTAGTGACAGCTGTAACCAAACGAGTTAATGGTGGAACCATTGGCTTAGCAGACCGTGTAAAACATTTTAATGAATATTATAAACTACTAGTATAATGGCAAAGGCAAAAGGCTCCGCAGAATCTAAGAAGATTGTATTTGGTGTAAGACGTAAAGGTAAGCATCAGAAATCATTTGGCCCCAAGGCTACACCAACTAAAAAGAAATACAGAGGACAGGGAAGGTAAACATCTTCCCTTTTCTATAAACCAAACCACTATGAAACTATTCAAAATCACCTATGCAATTGTCTCGATGATTGTAGGATCATCAATGATGATTCAAGCTGTATACATCTACAGACATTTCTTTCCTACAGAACCAATCACTGTAGCTTCTGTAGAGAACAAGATAGTGATAGGTCAATTAGCAGGCAGTCGTAATCTTGCATTTGGTGTGAAGAACATCACAGAAGAATTCTTGCAAGAGCAAGGATATGAAGTGACAGATGATTCACACAAGAAGATAAAGATAGAACTTCTATACCTAGATGTATTAAAGACACAAGCAAGCTTGTCTGTATTCCATCGTAACTCAGATGCTGTAGTGATACGCATGAGAGGACAGCTTATAGAAGATGATAAAGTTAAAAAGACTGCAGTGGTAGAAGAGTCTGCAAAAGAAGTATCAATGGCTACCGTGGTTATAGACCAGGGTGGTAAGTTTAATCAAACCAACCTTAGTACAGCTTTAAAAAAATCATGTAACACTCTAATAACTAAGCTCTTGAAATGAAAAAACTACTGCTTCTAGTTCTAACCCTAATAACATTTAATACTCTTGCTCAGGACGTCAAGTTAAAACTTGGTTCTGATTCAACTAAAGTTGATATTAATGGTGGAGTGATTGATAAAGGAGATGACTTTATTGTTCCTGTACTATTAAACGGTAATGCAAACACGACAGCTCGTGCTTTGTATTTTGATTTCGAATTCAATAATGCCGCATTCACATTCGTTAGTGTAAATCATACAGGAACAGGTGGTAATGGTGGTGTGCTTCCTCCAGGTGCATCTATTACGATGACTAACTATACGTATCCTGGATACTCATTTGCAACTAACGCAAACAACACAACTACAAATGGTAATGCTAACTACAATGCTGCAGCGTACAATTATACACAAGGTGGTCCTAAGACTATCATTCGTGTGTATTTAAACTGGGCAACTAATAGTCCTCTACCATATAACAACTATAGTACATTATTGAATCTACGATTCACATTGAAGGCTAATGCTGTAGGAGATTCTTGGGATCCAATCAAGATGAACTTTGCCGCTGTGTTCAATGCAAACGGTGGTAGTGGATCTACACTAATGGAGATTCCTCTCACAACAGTGATTACACAGAACCCTGATGCTAAGAAGTATGTAAAGGCTAATGTAGACCTAGGTGCTAACATTAATCCTGCTTACATGAAGGTAGCATTCCTTAAGCAAGATAATACAGGACCATTGTTTAATGTTACATCTACAGGTGCTGTAAACATTGTTGACTCTTTACTTACAGCTAATACACAGTATAGGATAATGGCAATGTATAACATGGATCAGTTATACAACTTATATAATGCTGCTGTCACGGTCTCTGACTATACATCTGCACAGGCAGAGTTTATATCTCAGAACCTAGATGGTACATTTAAGAACACAACAATTGTTACTGGTGCAGGATATAAAGCAGCTGATGTCAATCGTAATGATAAACTAGATGGTGGTGACCTTGTTAAACTATTTGCTCAGGCAGTGAATGTTAATCAACTAGTAGTGCTACCTACAGGATACACAGTTGGATCTAATGGACATATGAGTTTGATGACATTTAAAGGAGCTACATTTGATGCTGCTACTCCTGCTGATTGGGCTACGTTGTTCCCAGGTAATACACAGCCTGTTTATACATTCACTACGCCACCTACGCCAGGTACGCCATCTACTATTACTATCAAGTATTTAATTGATGGAGACATTAATCGTTCTATGTCATCTAACGTTGTACGAAGTGGTAGTGTTGTAGCAAATAGAACATTGGCTAAGAACAATGTAACAGTTAACTTAAAGAACACTGTAGTTACATCTAACAAGGTGGACATCCCCGTAGCTATTAATACTAATGGAGAGAATGTATCTGGACTACAGTTCCAGTTTGAATATGATAAGACAAAGATTAAGTTTGAGGAGTTAGTTAATGAGATGCCTAATACATGGTATGTGTTTGCTAACAATGCAGACGGTATAATTAAGTTTGGCGCAGTGGATAAGGATCTGAAGACTCCTATATCAGGACAATCAATTCCTTTCAAAGTGAGATTCTCCACTCTACAGAATGGATTGGACATCAACACTTACATCAAGGTGAGCCCTATTATGGACGCAGCTTCTAAAGATGGTTCACAGTTGGGGATTGACTTGAGTACAGATGTAATCAAGCTTACAGGATACAATAACTTTTAACCTAGTTCTTATAATGAAAAAATTAATCATATTTGCATCTTTATTTCTTACAGCATGTGCTGACGTAGAGTTACCTGCCCCAGAGATAAACTTAGGTGTTGCACCTACAAACAAAACAGATATCCTTAGTGTAGTTACACAAGGAACAAAAGCTACAGTGATGTACAATGTTACTGTAGGCGCTAAGTATTCTGTACAAGTGTATGAGTTTGGTAAGACAGATCCTACTAAAACTCTACCACTAACTGCAGAAGAAACCATCACCACTAAGGTGTATGAGTTTACAGATTTACAAGATGGTATATATGACATCATCCTTACAGATGTATCAGGTGTATCAGTTAAGAAACCTTTAGTAATTAAACGTTAAATAATATGTCAGAAGAATCAAATGATGGTACTTGGTCAGGATTGGTCAAGACTATAGTCGGAACAGTAGGAACTATTGTAACAGCTGGTGGTGCATATCTAGGCTCACAGATGTTTGGTGGTGGAGATGAGAAGGCTGAGACTGCACAACCTGCAGCTGTAACAGCTCCTGCTCCAGTGATTAACATCACTACTAACAATCAACAAAATGCTAACTCTGCTGGTGGTAAGACTGTTATTATCAAGGAGAAAGCTGCTCCTGTTAAGCCTAAGGCTAAGACAGCTAAAGAGGAACTTGAAGAAGCTCCTAAGTGGTAACCAAACCCCCTTTTAATGAGAAAACTATATGAAGAGATTAAGCTTATTATTCAGTTTATTGTTGAGTGTGTTACTAACGTACAACAGTAGTGCACAGATTGCTACAACTAAGACAGAAGCTTACACAGCTTCATTTGAAAAGAAGATTAACATAGACTCATTGATGGACTATGATGGTCCTAAGATACCTATACAATTGTTGTCACTAGGTATTAATGAAGAAGTGTATGCTTCCTATCCAGAGCTCAAGGATAAACGAGTGGGACTAGGTGTCACGAATATAGTTGTAGAATACTTAGAAGAGACCAATAGGTTCACCTTCACTGAAGATAAGGCTGAGATAAAGAACAGGATGGTAAAACAATTCCAAGCGTCTCAGTCTGGTATTACACAAGATAAGCTTGATGGTAGAGGGAAAATAAGATTGGCCCACTACTTTGTGTATATTGAGGTATATGATTTTTCTGTTTCTGAAGACGAATCTGTATCTTTAAAAGATGGTGTTAAACAAACTGTAGTTACGAGACTGGGGCTACAGGTAAAATTTGTTAACGCTGAGACTGGTGAATACTTCACTGGTTCTGGTCTAGGTGAAGCTAAGACTACTAGAGAAGCCACCATGATGAATGATGGTAACTTTGCTGAGGTTAAGTTTAACCAAAGCACAATTGGAACCACTACAAAGAAAGCTCTTGAAACAGCTAGTAGTAAAATCATTGTGCGCATGATTAAAAAGAAACTGTTTAAATAAAACCAATTATGTTAGAGAAACTAATTATTGCAGGATCGATAGCACTAGCACTGTCAGTGTACCCAGCTATCAAGATTTATAAAGGAGCATCTATTCCTATGTATCAAACAAAGATTACAAAGTTTGAACGTAAGATTCAGGAGATCAAGATTCTTGAACAAGACCCAGCTACACGCTATGTAAAGATTACACGTCTAGAAGGTAAGATTGTTAAACTACGTGAGAAGATTGTAGAGCGTGATAGAGTACAAAGGTTACGTGCTAAGTGGGATTATCAAGATGAGATATTGAGACTTAAGCGTAAACATGTAGTTATAGATAGTACAATAAAGATTGAACTTAAATAATGAAAAAACTTTTGTTGATCCTGTTCCTGATTGGAACAAGTTTCCTTACAAAGGGACAGGTATTAACACAAGTGTATGTAGATCCCTGTTCAGGCAAGGTGCTTACAGTGACTGTTCCTTTAAACAATGGGACAGTTACAATCGTTTATAGAGGTATGTCAAAGGTTGTAACAGCTGATGACATAACCTCAGGAGCTTTGACAGCTTGGATAACAATGGTGAACACTACACCATGTCCTGCAGCACAACAAGCTACAACATTAGTGGTGACACAAGCTGTAGCACAAGCCACTCAAGCTGCTACACAAGCCGCTACACAGGCTGCAACAGCAGCGGCCACTCAAGCAGCTACTTCTGCAGCAACTTCGAGTGCTACATCAAGTGCTACAGCAGCAGCAACCACTGCAGCTAGTTCAGCAGTGAGTACACCTGCGCCAGCTCCAACATCTTCATCATCAACTTCCTCAGGCGGTGGTGGAGAAACTAAATCAGAAACCAAAACAGAAACCAATGAGTCTAAATCCGACAGTAAAGAGGAAACTAAGAGTGAATCCAAATCAGAGAAAAAGAGTGAAGAGAAAAAAAGTAGTTCTAATAAGGCTGCTGCGAGACTTAACCCCATTATTTATAGTAGTGATCTTACTCTTGCTGGCGCAGACATTAGTGGCATCTCTGCTATCATATCGTTAGGTATGTCTCAGAGTTCTCTTATGGGGAACGTGAGTTGGGGAGTTACATCTATGATATGGAGTACGTTTAATCAGTTTGCCCTATCTGCTAGGTATACTAAGATGGGTAAGAGTATAATGAACTTTGGCCTAACAGGTGTTTACTTACAAGGTACATATGTAGAGTTTGCTACAGCTGCTGTTATAAGACCCTTAGGTAAATATGGAGTGACAGGTTTCAACTACGCATTGACATACACTGACCAGCTTGGTCATGGACTTATGACGTTCTATACAAAGCCCATCACCTTTAGTAAACGTCTCACTATATCACCAGACATATACCTATCAAACTCTCTTACAAAGGATATAGGAGTGTTAACAGGAGCTAGCTTTGATATAGCTCTTACTAAAAGGTTCAAGTTTAACTTTGGACTAAAGACAGGATTCAACACAAATCCTGACGTTCCAATGATGTACATGTCTATGATAGGTACAAAGATCAATCTCTAATCAAATTAGTTAGAGATGGTGTAATAGAAATGATTAATCTAAATTTTAGCAATAGTAACAATCTTTGTTAAAACAATAATATATTTGTTAATTAATGCATACACTATGCCTACATTCATAAAAGCTGGCTTCTGGGAAGAAACATGTAAGACATGTAAAGGGTACAACGGATGGTTGAACCTTGATCAATTCATGGGAGGCACTGGCACTAGTGGCACTTCAGGTATCACAGGTACAGCAGGTACTAGTGGTGGATCAGGAACTGCAGGTTCGTCTGGTACCACAGGATTAAGTGGTAGCTCAGGATCCTCAGGACGTAGTGGCACGTCTGGATTGTCTGGAGATAGATACTTCAGTACGTTATCTACATCATTTACATTAGGAACAACTACATCATTAACTATTGGAACAGGACTAGCTTATAGCCCTGCTCAAGATGTTATCATCTCTTACGATGTTAATAATCATGAGATATGTACAGTGGTTAGTTATAACCCTGCCACGGGTGCCATGGTTATTGGACCTCCAATCACTGTTGTTGGTTCAGGTACATACACTGGTATGACTATTAACCTTAACGGTGCGGCTGGTGGAGATGGTAGTTCTGGTACCTCAGGTTCCGCAGGAACTAGTGGAGCTGGCACAGCAGGAACTTCAGGTGCAGCTGGTACTTCTGGCTCAGCTGGAACCTCAGGAGCTAATGGCTCTTCAGGGATTTCTGGAACCTCAGGTGTATCAGGTTCATCAGGAACTAGTCCTATCCTTCCTTTACCTGTAGTGTATGGACTATATGCTCAAACAGCTAATAGTGCCACCGTTACTAATACTACTGCAGAAACAACTATAATTGGTACTGGCGTAGGTTCATTAAGTGTACCTGCTAATGGGTTTGCTGTTGGTGATTCTTTTAGAGGAATTCTAGGAGGTATTATAAATGCTGGAAATAATCAAACTATAAGAATTAGACTTAGAACAGGGTCTGTTCTTCTTTTAGATAGTGGTTTACAAAATCTTGGAAGTGCTGTTACAGATGATGTATGGTCTTTGAATGTTGATTTTACAGTTAGACAAATTGGAACTGCTGGTGTAGCATCTATTGTATCATTAGGATCATTTCATTACACAAAAACTAACAACGCTTCTGTTCAAGGATTTGGATTTAATGTAGTAAACAATACAACGTTTAACACTACAGTGAGTAACACATTAGATGTAACAGTTGAATGGGGAGCTGCTAGTACAGAAAACAATATTTACAGCGACACATTTGTATTGAATAAGATATATTAAAATAATAATAACATGGCAATACCAGCAAAACCCATTAGTCAAGATCCACAATCCCAATTGCTTTGGAACATCTCAAAGCAAATGGAGCAATTGATTGGACAGGTAGGAGCGTTAGTACAACTATCAACTCCTACCACTACAACAACAACAACTGCTGCTCCTTAGTAAAAGCTTGAATTAAAACCAACAACTAACTACATATGAGGGAATTAAAGTTTATCTGCGTTCAGCCAGATGATGCATACTATACATGGCAAGTCCATGCGTGGTTGGAATCATTGAGGAATCATGGAAAATCAGACAAAGCTATTGTATTGGTGTTCACGCCAAACTTTAGAGAGAGGAACGAGAACTGGAAACAGGTGGTGAACCTCTATCCAGAAGCAACATTTGCTTTCATTCGTGATGAGCACAATATCTCTAGTCAACTAGGTCTATACATTTCTATCCTTAGACCTTACACACTTGCAAGGTATTGGGAACAACATCCAGAACTTAAAGATTGTGCAATCTTCTATTGTGATTGTGACATCTTGTTCACAGACAGCTTTAATATTGATGCGTATATTGATGATGACATAAACTATTTGTCAGATACCAATAGCTACATCAACGCTTCATATTTCGATAGTAAAACAGAACAAGTTCTTCCTCATAAGTTGGAAGACTTTAAACAGATAGATGTCTTACAAGAGATAACATCTCGTGTAGGAATCAGTAGAGAGATAGCTGAGAAGTATAACATGCACTCTGGCGGTGCACAATATCTCTTAAAGAACATCGATCTATCCTTCTGGGAGAAGATGGTGGGAGATACTCTGACGATTAGAAAGTACTTACTTGATATAAACAGAAAATACTTCCAAAATGAAAGTTCAGGATATCAAAGCTGGTGTGCCGACATGTGGGGCTTATTGTGGGGTTTATGGGCTAAGGGTGCGGAAACGAAAGTTATTCCTGAAATGGAGTTCTCTTGGGCTACAGATCCTATTGACAAGGTGCAACGACTAGGTATCTATCATAACGCTGGAGTGACTAGTGAAACATTGAATGGTTTCCGTGCATTCTATAAAGGTAAGTATCACGAAGGTGCTGATCCATTTAAGGATCCTACACTACAACTAATACTAGATGATGAGATTAGTAAGACTAAGGGCACCTATTACTATTTAACACAACTACTAAAAGTTAAAAACAAGTATAATTTAAACTATTAATAAACATGGCTAATCAGAGAAATCTTAAAGCATTTGTCCGCTTCGATGGAAGTGGAAGGATTGTCGCAGGCAGTCTTATTCTGAGAAAGAACAAGCCCAAAGTAGGTAGATGGCAAGAGATTCCAGCATACGAATGCTGTAATGACGTTCCTACAGTGTTGACAGACACTATCCCAGGAGAGTTTCCTTTAACTTATATTTCTGTTAGGATACTCTGTGATGAATCTAATTCAGAAACAGTATATACAAGTGAAGATGCTGCTACAATGGAAGAGTTAATTGCCCTTCTAAACAGTAACACAGAGCTTAGGGCATTTGGAACATATGTTGCACTTAATGAAACTACTGTGCAACTAACTGTACCTTTATCAGTAAAGAACGCATTGTGTCCTAACGGAGTATTATCATTTAACATTTTTGAAGACTAATCATGGGACAGCAACTAAATACAAAACTTAAAGCATTCGTTCGTTTTGATGGAACAGGACGTGTAATACCTGGTAGCTTAATCTTACAGAGATTTAAGCCTAAGGTAGGTAATTGGCAAGAGATCAATGCTACAGAATGTTGCAGTGATATTACTACCACTACAACAACAACAACAGCTCCTGCAACTACGACTACTACAACTACTGCAACACCTGTTACTACCACAACTACTACAACTATAGTATAATGGCCAAGTCATTGTTTCCACAAGAAATGCTAAGCTCTGCTTCAGGAGAACTATCTCCTGATAGCATTGCTACAAAGCTCACATACTTTGAGCTTCAGCTACATAATTTGCATTGGGCTACACGCTCTTATGCAGAACACATGGCTCTTGGTGGATTGTATGATGCTGTGTTCGATCTTAAAGATGAAATCATTGAGAAGATCATGGGATATACAGGCACTAGAGCAAAGATTGGTAACCCAGGACAGTTGAAAGAATACTCTCCAGGAGTATCCACAGGAGTTGTATCTGAATTAATGACATTCGCAAAGCAATTAGAAAACTATGGAGCTGGTAATAACATGCCAGACATAGAAAACATTGCTCAAGGATTGTCAGGAACTGCAGCTAAGACTAAATACTTATTAACCTTGTCATAAATGCAGGTAGAGAAGAAGTTCTTCCCCAAGATAATGAGGTATAACGATGAGTTGTACTTCGCACATCTTGAAGGAGTTGTAGAATCTGTTGACGAGCTCTGTAGTATGGAGATAACCAACCGTCAGAGTTCCTTCTCATTCAGAATCGCTCCTTCTCTACCTAAATATACAAACCTGTTAATAGAAGAACTGTTTAAGTTTCACAACAGGTTTGGAATCAAGCTTGATATGTCAAAGAGTATTAAAACAAATGCAGTTATTTCCTTTGATATTAAACTTGAATAACATAAATTTGAACAAACCAATAACAAATACATGATGGAAATAGTAAAAGATGAAGAAACAAGTGCAACAGTTGCACCCACTTTCGATCCAAGTAAGAAGTACAAGTGGACTCCTGAGACTACATTCACTATGAATGGTCAACAATTTGCAATCGTACTAAACTCTATAAGAGGAATCTTAAGTACAGATCTTGCACAAAGCTTATTTGCATCTCAAGGTGCTGCTGACGCTTTAGAAAACTTGTTGAAGAGTGCAGTAGAGGATGGTCGTGCTATTGAGATGGAAGACTAACAACATTACTTCTCCTGCATCTCGTAAGATCTGCACGCTTAGGCTGGGGCTCTTGGTGTACAACAATCCCCTTAAAGAAGAAACCCCACCATAGTCTCTGTATTATGGTCCCAGTGCCCCTCTATACTATGCTATAGTAGCAGCACTTTAAAAAGTAACAGTACCTATGTTGCATCCCGTAAGATCTGCTCATAGGTCTTTTTAGACTATGATCTACGAACCTACCAATCGATTAGAAGTCACTACTCCTAAAGGAGATGGCGTTGTTTGGTTGGTTATAGATTATGGTTACGAAACAGACACAATTTACACCATTATAATTAATGCCACTGGGGAGCTCTGGCAATTTACTCATAAGGACATTATCGTTAAACCTAATATTACATTTAGGAGAAACGGTAAATAAACGATAAAGAATATGTCTTGGAAAAATCATGATGATGGAAGCCTTATAACAAATGAGCAACATCAAGCCTTATCTGACCATGATAAAGCAAAGTTTTATGAAACTTCAGAAGAAGTAATTGTAGCATCTCCTAAAAAACAAAAGAATGGCAAAGCAGTGGATTCAGAAAGCGACAGCATCGATCAAGCGTAGAGGTACAGAAGGTAAATGTACACCAATCACTAAGCCTGGATGCACAGGAAGAGCTAAGGCCCTTGCTAAGACATTCAAGAAGATGGCTGCTAAACGTAAGAAGAAATAATGGCAATCACACCTGTACCTAACGGACATCTTATTAAGAAGGATGGAACATCATTAAAGAATGGTGGTAAGATAAGCTGCTGGAAAGGCTATGTTAAGAAGGGCACAAAGAAAAAGGGTGGTAGAACAGTTAATAACTGTGTAAAGAAGAAGTAATGAAGAAGGATGCATTCAGTAAGGTAAAGAAGTCCATGAAGGCTCCTAAGCAGAAGTTCTGGATGGACAAGGTAAAGAAAGATTTATCTAAGGTTCAACCTAAAAAGAAATAATGAATATTAAAGAATTTGATATGGGAAAGTATATCTTACTAGTAGGTAAGGATGCTACTGACATATTCAAATACTATAAGGTTAAAGAAATGCATGGGCTTAATCTTAAAGATGCCCAAGCAGAAGAGGTTGATAAGACAAAGGGTAATGGAGTGTACATCTATGGATTAACAAACTACGATCCTGCAGATAAGAAACTTACAGCCAAAGACCCTTATAAGCCCTTCTTGTTCTTAAACATGGGGACGTTTAAAAGATACAGTGCTGATGAACAAAAGACAGCTATTATGCATGAAACAATGCACGTAGCTCTTCTCTTGTACAAATGGGATGCTGAGAAGAAAGCAGAAGAGATAGTAACTATGGCTGAGGATGAGGCCAATAAGATTATTAGAAAACTTAAAGGAATTAAACTTATAAAATAATGGCAAAGTCTCCAGCATGGCAACGTAAAGAAGGCAAGAGCGCTTCTGGTGGCCTCAACGCAAAAGGTAGGGCATCCTACAATAGAGCTAACCCAGGTAAGCCTGGTCTTAAAGCTCCACAACCTGAAGGCGGTCCTCGCAAGAAATCATTCTGTGCTAGGATGTCAGGTATGAAAAAGAAACTTACTAGCTCTAAGACAGCTAACGATCCTAATTCTCGTATCAATAAATCTCTACGTAAGTGGAAGTGCTAAACTAATATACTATGGCAAAGCAAATGATTAAACGTGCTGATGGTTCAACATCACAACGCGGATTGTGGGATAACATCCGTGCTAATAAAGGTTCAGGTAAGAAGCCTACAGCTGAGATGTTAAAACAAGAAAGAAAAATTAAAGCTAACACTAAAAAGAAGAAATAATGGGCAAAGATAAAGTAGCTGCAGGAGTAAAAGGCAAGTCTCCTAAAGCAGGGATGGTAGATCCTAAAGGTGCTTGGACAAAAGTTCAAGAGCGTACACTTGCTAAGAATGGTATGATGATGAAGCCTAAAGGTAAAGGATTACCTCCAGCAGGTAAGCAACGTCCTGTAGACTTTGAACCTAAGTCTAAGTTTCCTGTTACAAAAGGTGGTGGAGATAACTACGATGAGACTATGAAGCGTGAGAAAGAACTTAAGGCAAAAGGTATGATGAAGATGGGTGGTAAGATGAAGAAAGCAAAAGACGGTACAGCATTTGGTATGTTGTCAGTTAAAGCTGGTATTGATAAGAACCCTAACCCTACAGCTGCTGATCGTATTGCAGGTGCTAAAAAGATGGCTAAGTCTGGCGCATCTATGAAGAAGTGTCGTTATGGCTGCAAGTAATATGACTGCTGGCAAAGCTAAGAAATCTGGCAAGCCACGCAACGCACCTAAGGTAAATAACCCTAATCCTAAAGGAAACTTTATGAGAGAGGCTGACGTACCGTCAAGGCTCAAGAGCCCTATGTGGCCCATGAAACAAAAAAGATTAAGTAAATAATTTCGTTTCGATTTTTGTGATTCATTCCAAAGATGTAAAAAAGGCTCCTCATGGGAGCCCTTTTTCTTTATTTGAAATAACGTTCTTTATACCACTGATTAATCTTATCAGGATTGTCTTCTATCCACTTATAGTATGGTGCATAGAAGTCATGTAACTCTTTATCACTTATACCATACAGAGGGCGTTTAGCATAGTCTCCTGAGGCAAGCTTGTGATTCTCAAAGTTGTCTGGATTATTGATGTCTCCACTTTGCTTATGCCCTGCTAATTCAGAAGGATCGCTCCAGTTGAAGCAGTACGATGGTAGGTAGTTAAGATTGTTCTCATCTAGTTGACCCTCATCTCTAAGCTTATCGTACCAGCTTAACCCTTCATATCCTGTGATGTCACTACGAAATCCAATCTCACGGATTCTATTCATGTTAACAATCACAGAAGCCTCTAGTGTGTTGTTAACTAATTGTATACCTGCAGCGTTAGCAAAGAAACTACAGTGAGGTTTCCATGCGTCTGTACCTCTAGTGAGAACACCTTCTACTGCTTGTTGGATGTGCCATGGAAGATAAACGTCATCATCGTCTGCAAGCATGAAATAATCTCCTGTAGCATGGGTAACAGCGTCTCTGCAGATTTGTCCTCGGTTTGCATATGGCTCTCCTGTTTGGTAGTCTAGATGGTTATTAACAAGAATGATTGATGGATCGTCTTCTCCTAAGGTATAAGGAAAATCTTCATCTGTATTAAAGATGATGAGCTCTTTATTAGGATATGTTTGTGCATGGTATTGCGCTACAATCCTTTGTACACAATAGAATCTTCTAAATGATGTACAAACAAAGCTTACTTTGTTCATTTGATGTGTTGGTTATAAGCGTTTCTATAAATTTGTTCTGAGTTGCTCTTTATCCATAAGTCAGAAGGATACTTATCATCATCTTGCCACACTAATAATTCTTTAGCAATAAAGAACTTTTTAGTAGTTACATCATGATTTAGGTAGATGATGTCTATAAGGTGTCTATCATTAGGAAATCCTAGTATCTCATTGTAAAAGCTATGATGTACAGCATACGCATGTGCACCATACACTCCATTAGTCTTACAGATGTTATGCGTAACTGCAGGACATTCACTAGCAGGTTCTCCACCAAAGAAAAACATGTGCCAGTCTAATGTCTGTAACTCATTGACACAGGCTTGTGCTTTTATTACAAAGTCTGGATCGAAGATTGCATCATCCTCAAAGATTAGCACTGACTCCCAGCCGTTATCTCTAGCCATCTCTACACATTTCTGATGAGATGCTGTACAACTAACTTTCTTATGCCATTCTGGATCTTCAGGATTCTTATACACCTCATCAGGAGAGAATGAGAATGCGCTAAAACGAGGAATAGATAGACCAGCCGCTTGAGACTTAGCCTCAAATGACTCACGCCTATCTATTCTTCTGTCTAGATTAATATAATACGCACCATCAAAATATCCTAGATGCTTCATCGTTGCAGTAACACTTGACTGTCTATGTAGTAGACCACCTTAAACCCTGCGCTGATTAGATATGGGATAGACTTTTCACCTTTACCAGCCCAATGATCATTGAACACATCATCGATTAGTATGAACGCTTTGTCGTTTAGTTTATTCCAAGAAGCAAACACTTCGTTCAATGAATGATCATGACACGCTCTAATGTTCTCCTCATCCCCACAATAGTCAAAGCTATCTAAGAACAATAGATCTATCTTACCAGGAAAGTTTGCTAAGTAGTGTACAGAATCATCCTGTGTATATTCAACATACTCACTAGGTGGTACAATCTTTTTTGACTGATTTAGATGGTTCTCATCGATGTCTACAACATATACCTTTGAGCCAGTTTTCTTGGCGTAGTATTCCCAGTTAAGAGTACTCCATCCATCACCAAACTTGCTCTCTTCTGTTACGTTACGAATACACCCCGTCTCTACAATAGTGATGGGATGATTGTACGTTTGCTCAAGAATCTCTAAGACCTTTACAAACGATCCGTTTCTACCTGTTTCTGGTTTCATTACCAAATAAGGATTACGTCAAATGGAGATACTAGTATCTTCTCTTTCCCACCAATAACATACTTTACTGATTTGCCTTGTAGTGCTCCCATGTCTACTAAAACCTCATCTCCTACATTGATATCTGTAATAGTATCACCTATAGCATACACTGTAAGTCTATAAAATTTTGATACTTGTTCTTGTTTAAGAGCTTCTTTTGTCTCATCATCTAAATAAAGATTAGGCTCCTCTAGATTAGGATGATCTAGTAATATTCTATTGCCACGTAATTTTTTAAAATCTGTCATTGGTTTATTTGGTTTAATAATTGAATACGTCTTCTATTAACTTCTTCATACCTATACATGTCTGCTTCGACATTAGTATGTTCATCCAAAGTTAATAAAATAATATTACATTTATCGTATGCCAATTCAGGATATTTATTTTTTGGTAGTATGTGATGGAAGTATGTGCTCATAGCTTCCTTACCTAGATAGGTACCACTCACCTCACTCTCATGCTTACGTTCGTTCCATATTTGTTTAAAGAATACGTGCATAGGATTAGGTTCCGTACGTGCAGGCGTAATAGATTTAGATAATGGTTTTTTGGGGATGTGATTACTACACACCCCCTTAGACCATACACGGTTGTTACAACCTTCTACACTACACGTCTTCACGATCAATCTCTCGTTGAATGTACCAGATAGCTTTCTTCAGATCTTGTTTCCTAGCACCTTTCTTGTCAGCTCTAAGGATGTACTTGATAGCATTACCTAGAGAGAATCCTAAGTCATAGTTCTCAATGATATCTATAACTTCCATACCACCATTACCCTGATAATGATCAGGATGATTGACCATCTCTTTCAACTTACTACCTTGTAGTCTGTGCTCAATTTCCTGTTGATCCATGTCCATCTGTTCCCCTTTGTGTTTCTGATAATTCTTCTACTTCTGTATACTGTACTAATGGTACAGGCATGATTACTAACTGAGCAATACGATCACCCACTTTGTAAACATCATCAGGTGACCATGGATTCTTTAAGTTAAATGTAGCCATAATCTCACCACGATAACCACTATCAATAACTCCTACACCATTAGACAATACAAGATCTTTGTCTCGTACAGAGGAACGTGGGAACACTAGTCCCACCATTCCTTCTGGTATCTCTACCGCAATACCTGTACCATATACTATTTGACCTTCTCTAGTAGATAAATCAACTGATGTAGCTACAAGATCTGCACCTGCATCTCCTGGCTTACCAAACTTAGGCTTTACTGCCTCAGGATGTAACTTTTTAAATAAGATCTTCATCTTTTACTTCTGCGTTTAGTGTTAATACTTCGTTTTCGTCTACTTCAATAATATGATCAGAATCATTATTGTTTATACCAATAACAATGTCTGCACGAATTTGATCAAAGAACTCTGGGTTGTCTATTAATAATTTAACAAACTCATCCATTGGATATTTGTGATCTTTGTATGTAACAATCTTTCTCCATTCAGAAAGAATTTTAAACTGCTTACCAAAAGTTACAATTTCTTTATACTTATCAATACCCTGACCAAACTTAACTAAGAACTCTGATACACGATATGGAGGTGCCATCTTATTCTTGATAGCTTTTACCTTAGTCTCATTACCATATACGTCGGTACCATCTTTAGCTAATGTCTTAGTCATCTCTATGGTAACATCCGCAGTATACTTTAATGTATGACCACCTTGAGTTGTCTTAGGATCACCATACATCACACCAATCTTTTCTCTCCACTGAGAGATAACAATCACACACGTACCGTTAACAGATATCAAATTCTTTAGTTTTGGATAAGCTCCTGAATTAAGTCTAGCCTTTTTACCGATAGATGAATCGCCCATCTCACCCTCTACAACAGACCTAGGAAGTAAGCCGTTATCTGAATCGATGATTACAAGATCAATCTCTCCTGTCTTAATTAAATCACTAGCAATCTGAAAACCCTCCTCACCATCGTTTGGTTGACAGAATAACATCTCGTCAATATTTACTCCTAGAATAGCAAAATAATCCTTATCAACAGCACACTCGCTATCGATATACAATACCTTACCACCTTTTCTTTGACATTCTGCTGCAGCATGACCACAGATAGTTGACTTACCTGTGCCCTCCCATCCTCTAATCTCATACATCTTACCCTTAACAAATCCTCCTACACCTAATGTGATGTAGTCGATAGCCAATGACCCTGTAGAGATTACATCGTAGTTACCATGCGCTTTCTGGTTGAGAGTAAGTACGGTACCTTCACCATACTTCTTGTTTAAATTAGCCAAAGCCTCACTCAATGAAGCTTTTTCTTCTTGTTTTTTTGCCATTTCGATATGTTTTTTGTGTATTTAAAGATACGAATAATTCATGAAAAAAGAAATAGCCTAGACGTAAAACACCTAGGCTATTTAGAAGTACACAATCAAAATTCACAATCAATGAATGTTTTTTGTTCCTGCCGTATGGCGAGGATAATAAGGGCAATTCTTACACATGTTTCCACAACAGACTCCTCTGTTGTATAGATACTCTCTACTCAATGGAGCAGGTACCTCCTGCACACGCTGCGGTCTGTGAGAACTCAACGTTGTCTTCTGCTTCTCTGACATTTGTAAGGTCTAATTCTTTTAGTGTTACAATACGTTTGTTATACTCTTCTTCAGAGATGTCTTCAAATGGAGCTTGTTGATATGTTCCGCCCCAATAAGGTAATACAGATAGGCCATTGTAATACTCACGGTTTTCCCACATCCAATTACCTACAGCTTCCCATTCATTTATTAATACAGATTTAGAATTATCAGTCCATGCTTCAGGAACATTTGATTCATATAGTCTTGTACTATCAATAGAAACAGTAGCTGATACATTGTGTGTATTGTCTCCTGTATTGTGTCCAGCTCTTATCCATTCAGTAGAGAACTTCTTAACACGATTTAATGTTTGAATAGCTGTCTCGGTACGTAAGATAGAGTTCTCTGGAGCCTTAACAGGGATGCGTACACATACAGTATCTGTAGGACGTAATACATCATCTTCACATAGCTCAGGATGATTTTCCATTAAGTACATAGCAATGTCTTCATTCTTGTTGAATCTCATTGTACGTAAGTAATAATCATTGTGCCAAGCATGAATACCAGATGCAGTTCCTAACACTAGTGACGTAGTACCTGAAGGTTTGATACAAGTGATACGAGCTGCCTCGTTTGTACCAGTCTTCTCAGTAATCATACGGTTAACAGTCTTAGCTACGTGCGCTGCAATCTCTAAGTCATACTTCAAGATCTCACCTGATCCAATACCTGTCATACCAATACCTAGGAGAGCATCCTTCTGTGTAGTTGCAGCCCATATAGGACGCAAGTAGTGGAAGTTTGTAAACCCTGCTTGTAAGGTACCGAAGTACGCAGCAGCTGCTACACGCTCATTAAGATCGTATTGATCTTTTACATCACTAACATTCACCTCACATAGGTTACAGAACTGATAAGGACGCAAAGCAATCTCACAACATGGATTGGTTCCCCAGTCAAGATCATTACTCCAATACAATCCTGGTTCTCCTGATCCTGATGCTTCTACACGTTTCCATAACGCCATGAATTCTTCTTCGCTCACTTCTCCACGTGGTAACACTGCAGAGTTATTAGAACGACCACGTTGTTCATTAAGCTCCCACCAGTTACCATACTTGCATGTGATCATCTCTTCATCTGTGTAATCAAACAAGCAGATCATAGCTGATCTACGGATACCACCAGCCAACACTGAGTTAGCAATGTGGCACATGATATCATGACACTCTAGAGAAGATAATGTTTCTCCTGGAGTCTTTCTATCTAAGATGGCCTGAACGTGTGTGAGACAAATCTTAAGAGGCTCTGGACCTGGTGCTTTACCACCTGCTGTTACAAGACGTGCACCTTTCTCACGAATAGCACGGAAGTCAAACTTAGGCATGAATCCGCCTTCTAGGTAAGCTTTCATCAATACCTTTACAGCATCAGCCCAGCCCATGATACTATCCTCAATAAGGTAGGTGCGAGCTTTACCTGGTTTAGTGATGTTTGGTAGTTCACTTACGTGATGATATTGTACTGAGTATCCTACACCTGTACCTCCTAACAATAAGAACATTGCTTCAGAGAATGAATGAATACTATCTACTGGTAAGAAACAACAGTTGTAAATACGAGCGTTGTTTACTTCAGCTGCAGGACCTGCAAACTGTAAAGCCCTCATTGATGGGAGAATCTTCTTCTCTCTAATCATAGGAATCGTACTCTTGATTCCATTTTCTAGAAACGGGTATTTCTTGATCATCATAGCCTCATAACGGTCTACGATCTCATCCCATGTTTCTCTTCTTCCCTTCTCGGGAATGTACTTGGCGTACTTGCTAAAAACGGTGATGTTTGACAGGGCTTCTAGTCCTAAATCCATATGTATTTTTGTTTAAAATTTTAAAAAGAAAGGACCGCAAACATAGTGCGATCCTTCCTAATTACCAAGCCTTTTACAAAATGTACACTAACTAATTTTGTTATTCAACATCTCCACTGCGTTCTCTAATAAATAGACCTCAGCATCGTGTCTATTATCAAATTTAGCCTCGCTCACTACAGCATTTATATCAACAGCAAATATAGGTTCACCGTCACTATAACCGATAACTAGTGTAGCGTGTATACCATGCTCATCTAATAAATCTAGTATTGCTCTAGGATTCTTTTCAAGCATGATAGCTACGCCTCTTGTAACTACATCATCTGTTAGGAATTCTTCTAGCTCTCGTGCAAGATTTGCACCACCTGCCATTACTCCTCTATAATGATCCATAATAATCTTACCTGCTACTGGGTAAGTCACTAATAATTCACGCGTCCTCATATAATTCTTGTTTTACTTTGTCTAAATCTAAACTCTCTGTTAATAAATCAAATCCTCCCCACACTTCCATCTCCTCATCAAAATCCATACCAACCCTGTTCTCCCAATATTCACGTAAGTCCTGACTCTTCTTGAAAATACGAAACTGGATAGAGATCTCATCTCTATGCAAACCGTTCTTCATTATCTTAATCACCTTAGGAAATATACCTTGGAAATCATTGGAGGTTTTGGAATATTGACCTCTCATGACAAGATCAAAATCGTTGTCATATTTTCTGTTTAGTTTATATACCAACACAACAAACCCATCTTCATAATCATAATCATCTATGATCATGTGATCTCTGTCATACTCTCCTTCTACAAACTCTCTAAATCTATCTAGGTTATCAGGCTTGAAGAGAAGATATACAGCATTTTCATACTGTACATCTTTTCTTAAGTCCGAGATATAGCCATTCAGGAAGTTATTATCCTTCAGGCTCTCCTTCTTTATCTTGAGAGTGGGAACAATAAATATACTGGTCACAGTCTTCTTAATATCCATTATTTAATCTTTACACGTCCTCCACTAAGATAGTTATTTCTAGAGATATTCCAAACGTCCATTTCCTTGGCCCACTTAATATCTTCAATGATTTCTAGAATACCTCTATACTTAGTCCCTTTATACTCAAACCCATTCATACCTTCTAGGATATCGTTATCACTTAGATCATAGATGAGAGGAGCATAATACGCACCGCTATCACAAACTATGAAACTAGGTGGCTTAACTGTATATCCTTCTTTAACTAGATCGTTGAAGTGATATAGGGATAGTGTATAATAAACTGCAGCCTGAATATCACCACGACGATACAGATAGTACTCACGATAGAAGTTCTCTACAGCCCATGTACATTTGAGGTCGTAGATGTGGATAGTCTTCTCCTGGTGATCTACTATCACCTTATCCAACATACCTTTCATCTTCAGTCCTCCAATAGATACATCGCTTATCTGTAGCTGATTGTATACATCATATCTAGCAGTCTTACCTTGATTAACAATAGGACCAATGAATGGATCGTTTTGCATTTGCTCTACAATACGCTCAGCATTACCTGCATCTCTTAATGAGATAACAGTTAGTCCTTTGCTTCTCACCTCACGAATCTCCTGATAATACACCTCTGCTTCAGACCCCATGAATTTCTTCATGACTGCCTCATAAGCAATTTTGTAACCAGAATCTGCATAAGCATCTCTAGAGATGTCTTCAAACGTTCTTGTCACCTCACCATTTTCATCTGTAGATTCTTTTGTATGCTTATACAATGCTTCTACAAACTTTAACATTCCTTCTGTCGGAACAGTTTCACATACAGATGGAAAGAATCTATCATCGAATAACTCTGGTTCCATAAGCTTAGTCTCTACGACACGGCCCATAGTAAGCGCTTTAGTTTCATCGTCTTCAATCTTCTCTCCTAGTACATATCTACGATAGTACTTCTTTCTGTCTTTATCAAAGTCCTTTAGACTAGAAGAGCTATCCATCTCGATAGCTCTATAAAATTTCTCTGCGTTAACTTCTGCTATTATCATCTTGTCTCATTTCTAAATACTGTTGAACAATCTGATCACTCATTCTTCTAATTTCCATAGGAACTTGTTTGAAAAACCATCTCACCTCTATCTCATACATATTCCCTGCTGGGTCTGGTGTTTGAGGATCAATGAGCCAAAACTTGTGATCTGTACCTTCTAAAGTTACAGAACCTTCGTACCACACCTCAACTATTGAGGGCTTACGCTGTATGCTAACCTCCGCGTTAGTCTTCATCATCTTCTTCTTCTACGCGAATAATAGACCCAGCTATAAAGTTCTTCATAGCTTCTTCTTTAGAGTTAGCACGAACGTGCATCCATTCTTTATCCTCTCTCCCAAAAGGAATAAAGATCACTTTAAATAGTTTCATTTTCTTTCGTTTTGTGTTTTAATATCATGACACTTCTCACACAACACCTGTAAGTTATCTTGCTCACAGAACAGACGCTCTATGAATCCTGGAAGATCACTAGAACAAGTTAGTGTACCTGCAGGGATAATATGATCCACGTTGATTTGCTTCTCTGGGTACCATCCTTTGCACTCGTTACACTGATACTCATACTTCATTCTCTTGTTAGGTCCTGTGTACGGCCTCCTGGATTTCTGTTTACACTCAGTGATTGGTTTCCACCATCTACTCTTATTTCTAAGTGCACTGCGTATAAACGACCAGAAGGCCGACTCAGTCATTGTTCCACTATTTCTAGTTTTAGCAACTCTTGATCTCTTAACAGGTAACTTCTTTTGTATTCTCTTAGCCATATGTCACAAATATACAAATAATTGTGACAAGATAGCTTGTTAGATATTCTTAACTCTTGCAGAAATAATAAACTGCATTCTAGAAAGATTGCTAACAATGTTATCCACCTCTTCCATAGAAACGGTAGGGAAGTTAACAGAATACTTCTTAGCTTCTGCTGTGAATCCTTCTACTACCTTCTCCTTAAGACCTAACATCTCCTTGATGGTAAACTCTTCATCAAGCTCAAGAGTATCAAAGTCTAGATCATGAAGAAGTTTTGTAGCCTCCTCACGAGGAACAGTCATGATAGGAAGATACTCCCAACATCTACCCTTGCTCTCACCAATACCAACAACCTTCATTGGATTGATTAACACAAGAACAGACTGATCGCCACAGCCTACATAATGAATCTCATCAGATGTGAAGTGCAAACCTTCTGCACCACAATCGTCTGTATTCCAACGACATTTAGCAGGATCCATGTGTACCACTTGTCCAATACGAATGTCGAATGTCTGAGTGTGAGCATCTGTAAAACGATTCTCCTCACGATTAGGTAGATCAAGATAAAGATCTGTTAAGTGACCAACGAATTCACCGTGTTCTTTCTCAACAACATCATTGTATCCACCTTCTCCATCACATGTTGGGCATCCGCAATCCTCGTCATCACAATCCTCACCATAGCAATAACTACACTCTACCCACTCCTCAGTTGTCAAATCGTCCTCATGTACAATCTTGTACTGACCGTTCTCTAGATATACATCATAGTCATTTGGACTCTTCTTCCATACAGCTTTCACTTTGTTGTAAGACTCACTGACAAACTGTACAAACTCTGTACCACCATGGATGGTAACAACATTACGAAGAGCTGTGAAGAATCCCTGCTTGGTAATCTTAAAGCTATTCTTCTTCAGGAAGTTGAATAACTTATCAGCTACCTCAGCACGTGGATTCAAGCAGCACCACATCCAGAAGTTGTATAGAGCTGTGAAGTTATCATCATGGTCTAAGCTCACTAATGGATTGTGTCTAGATATAACCAACAAGAATTCCTCTACTAATAATGGAGGAAGACTACGATTGATACCTTTAACATACACAGAACCATCACGCACTTCGAAGTAATCAGGATGAGCCGCAAGCTTCTTAGCACCTTCTGCCAAAGCTTTCATCTTCTCAATCTCTTCTTCTTTCTTGCGCTTGTCATCATACACCTCTGCTACCATACAGATAGCAAACAATTCTGTCTCGCTCTTAGCAGTACGTGCTCTTTGGAAATCATCAGCTGTAGCAGGATGCTTGCTGATAATGTTCCCATCGTTTAGCACAACAGTTAGAACGTCGTTAACAAACTTGATGTTTGAATACGGCTTAAGTAGAAATGTACTACTAGTGTTACTAGACGTAGTAGTAAGGGTGTACCCTGGAGCTGTTGTGTCTTTTAACAACATCTCTGCAATCTTTGTGTCTCTCTCAATCAGAGACTTGAAGAACTCTAAACTTGTGTTCATTTTGTGATTGTTTATACTATTTTATAATTACTAAGATTCATACGCATATTCTTGTAACGACACATATCTTTTAAGACATCCATCATTGCATTGTTGTGCAACACTTGGCCAGAATAACCTGTCATCGTACTACAGATCTTGTTAATGAAAGGATGTTTAGATAACAGCTTCTCCACACGAGAGAGCTTTGTAAACATCTCTAAGTCATAAAGATTGTACTTAGCGGCATGTTCTTCTAGCTTAAGCTCTTTACCAGTAGCTTCACCTTTTGCCCATGTCCAGTTTCTAAACTCATAGTATGCAGCCAGATCATTTAGATCATCACTCAATTGTTCAGACAAGCCTGATAATCCTTTACGACAATTGAATGTGTTTCTATAAACTTCCCTTACACGCCCTATCAACAAAGCTGTCATCATTCTCTTGAATGGTTTGTTATGACCCTTCAGGAATGTATCTAGAGGCATGAAGTTATGAAGTTCATACATCTCCAACACCTTAATCTCTCTATCAGACATGACAACAAATACTATCTCATTCTCTACCTTCTTGAATAAACCAAATAGATAGTCAAGCTTAGCACGATCTTCTTCCTTACCGTATACAGTGAGCATCTTTCTCTTGTGAAGAAGTTTACCATCATACACTGTAGGAACAAACTTAGCGTTAAAGCCTGTATCTCTTTCTGGAGATGTAGCTTGCTTAACATTAACATCACCCTTCTCCTTCACCTTACCATTCTTGGCAGCTTTAGGTTTAGGCTTGTAGTTCTTAAGCTTGTCTGCAACAATCCATGCTTCAGGAACATCAATAGCATCTAAGTCTACAAATCCTTTAGTGAGTCCAGCTTGCAATGTTTGGAACTCTGTAATGATAGCTCTCCACTGTGCTTTAGGATAATGATACAACTTTAACAAGTCATGATAACAGCGCATGTCTGGATTACTAAATACACTATTAGTTGTCCAGTCTTTACTCTTAGAGAACAATGTAAAAGGTTTACTCTTTCTAATGAACTTGACACTCTGTCCTTTCCATAGCTCCTTGATGTAACGACGCTTGCGATCAGGGAATGATCCTTCGTACACTGCTAGCTTGGTGTTACGATTTATATTACTTAACCTAACATCCTGGTCCCAGTGACTCTTACACTCAGACATTCTACCTCTGTAGCTACTTAGTTCATACTTACCCTCATATTCGTTAAGTAAATAGTCTCTAAGCTTGTACACTTGCTCTGCTGTGAAATACTTAGAGTTAAGAAGCGTAGGTGTGCGCTGTGGTACACTAGCAAACTTCAATATGTCAGATATCTCCCACTGGTCACCTTTGTGATCTTTGATATGTTTGTTATGATTAGAATAATAATCAATCACAGCACGTACATTATCTGTATCTACAATAGTTGCATTATACTTAACCATCAAGTCATTAGCAATCAGCTCAATCTTATTCTTGATGAGTTGCTTAGCTTCCTGTGTATATCGTAATGACTCACGATTAGGCGTAGGAAATAAACCATCTGTCAAGCTGAAGCGTAAACCTATACCAACAGATAGACGCTTGTATGAGTTACCTGATTTATCTGTAAGGCCAAGCTTGTCTAGTTCTAATGGATAATAAACATTGTCTAGACAAACATGTATATAGCTGTCAGTACAAAGCTCTGATACCTGATAATGTTCAGCACGATGTATCTTGAATTTGTTATCAATACCTTCTACATTGAAATACACGTTCTCAAAATACGCTAACTGTTCCTTAATCTTGTTGGTAAAGTCATAACGGTCACCGTATTTAACAGGGATCATGATCTTAACACCATTGCGTTCAGATGTTGGTTTCTCATATAGCAAATCTATGGAGTTGGTTTCTTCGCCCTCATACATCATATACTTCCTTTCCATGCCATCTTTGCGACATGTAAAATAGAAACTGGAAGCATATGCAAGTGGAGCCTTGAACCCTAAGCCCATCATACCAAGCTCAGTTGTACTGTTACGCTTGGTTGACTTACCATACTTACTGATGATATTTGCAACATCATCTGAGTCTAAACCTATCCCGAAATCCTCTACTGTGAATTCCCACGAGCTAGACCCTCCGCTCTGTTGCAAACCTACAATGATGGGATCTGATATCCCTGCTCTACGGTGACTGTCAAGAGCATTACTAGCACATTCCCTAACGGTAGAACCGATAGCGTCTGAATATAAACTTTTACTCAACATCTGCATCAACACCTGTGCACTGTCCAAGTCTAAGGACATTTCTACAGTGTCGCAAGATGCTCCATCTTGATAAATTAATGATTGTGTTTGTTTTTCTAAGATCATGATTTCTAGTATTTAACTGGTAGAATCTTTGTTTCTCTTATTATTTCTAATGCTTCTTCTAATACTTCTCTATCCTTTGTTACAAAATCTGGATGGCTTTTTATAACTCTCCAATTCTTGGATCGTCCAAATACAACCTCCAACCTAGGCTTACCACCGTTTTTGCTAGCCCAGATAATACTACGAGGATCTATCACTTGAATAGTGCCATTGCCCGTTCCTTTATAGAACCCATAGTATAAGTTGTTTTGAGTAGTATACACTACAAAATCACCTGGTTCTAATTCATCGTTATACTTTGCTTCTTTGTAAATCATACCGTTACTGATTGTAACCATTCAATAGGAAAGCCATTAGGACCATCCGTATGTAGGTTAAGTTTGTTAAATAAACCTTCTGCATCCCACTCAGAATTCTTATATGATGCAGATGCTGGATGTGAAACAATGTAACTATAAGTCATAGGACTCATGTATCGCTTCAACTTCCCTGCCTCTTTACCAAAGAATACCACTGGGGCATTATGAAATGCTAGTACCTCTCCTAGTAGATACTTCATAAACGGTTCCCATATTAATAGATGAGAGCCTGCTTTATTAATCTCTGTAGTGAGTGCTGCATTACACATTAACACGCCTTGGTGTGCAAGATATGACACATCAGCTGGTTTAGTAGCACCTAGCAATAAACCTCTGTGAAGATCTCTCTCTATACCACCATAGAACTGCTCTAGTGACGGTTGTAATCTACCTGTCGTAGAACAACCCATCATTAAACCGTCTGCCACTGGTACACCATTGTATGCTGTATGATATGGACACAATCCAATGAACACAACCTTGAGATTGGTGAATGGAGTTTCTTTAAAGCATCTAAAGACATTGTGAGAGAGAGGAGCAATTTGCTTGCCCCTCCCACTTTCACTCTTTAAATACGCATAAATATCATCACACTCTTTACTCTCAATGAATGGTCTCATTTTGTCATGCCAACTCTCATGAAACATATCCTTGAACTTTTCCCAAATCATAATGATAATTCTAATTGTTGATAGGCTAATTGATGTGCAGTAATCACTACAGGTTTTCTTTGTGCAATCAGCTCACCTTGAGCATTAACAAAGAAACTGTGTGCACTCATGTGATCAGTCATCCAATTGGTAGGATGTGTCTCCTTCAAAGAGAATGTAGTGTGCTGGTATAGCTCCCACAAACTGTTCTCAGCACCATAATTGTGCGTAGGATGTTGTAACTCCTTACGGATGATGTTTAATTCACTAGAGCTAATAAATCCTTCCTCTACAATCATACGTCCAATCAACTCACCTTGCTGTCTTTTAGTGAGCTCTACTTGCTTCATCAACTCGCGTTGAATCTGCATCTCACGAAATGAATCACCTGCACTCTTGATGTACTCAGTGATGGATTGTGGTGTGAACTCTTGAACATCACCTGTATGCTTACGCTTAAACGTACCCATATCACCATTCACCATACCATTAGAACAGATGAATACTTGTATGCCAATAGCAAACTTCAAGCTCACTTGCTTGTTGTAGCTATTCTGCCATGCAATCTGTATCTGCATCTCACGATCTGCAATATTGCTGATGGTGTATTTACCATTGGCCACTTGTCCATCACCTGCCCAGTTATAGGATTGTTTGTCAAGCTTGAATCCTGCTTTCTCTATACCGTTCAAGGTGAGATCGATTAACTGTCCGTGACTAACTGGCTTATAACGCTTAGTTTGTTCTGGTAACTTCACTGCTACCAAGTCTTCCAATGTTGTTTTATACTCTGGTCTTTTCATGATTGTGATAAATTAATTTCAATTCCAAAAAATGCTGATAATATTCCTTCTAGGTTCTCAATACCTATACACTCGATAGAGTCTCCCTCTGTAGTCTCTAACCATTCTATTTCTTGCTGTATCTCATATGTGAGTTCTTCTAGCGCTACTGCTAATTTTTCTACGCTCATAACTTTTCTATTTCTTGTTTAACTTCTTTCCAATATGGATCATAGTAAACATTTGTATTTACTTTAGATTCTCTACCATCAAGATATGCCTCAGCATGAGAAATTTCATACTTTGTAGCTTCGATTATCTCATCAATTTCAGCTAATGCACAATACTTTGCACATAACATATTCCAATGTCCAGTATCATCTTCAAATAATTTAAAGTATTTATTTACTCTTTCTTCTGCTTTTTCTTTTGGTGTCATATTAGTTCTTTCTCTTTTAAATAATCTTCTATTGCTTGCATACCATGGGCTTTTGCTAAATCAGCCCAATCCTTAATGCCCTCAGCTAAATACTTCCTGGGTACATTACAATAACCAAAGTCAAACATCTGTGTGATCTGTTGTGAATTCTCTACGCCTGTCACATCGCTATCAAATGATAATATCTGGCTAGCAGAATTAGTCTTGATATACTCAACGTTCTCAGGAGAGAAACAACCTAGTCCCTCATTCTGTACAGCACAACTGCACGGAAAGAGTTTCTTCATCACCATATAGTCCTTCTTTGATTTATTGATAAATGCTACGTCACATTGTTTTATATCCTCCTTACCATCCATAGTAGTGATGGGTACATTATTTGGTACCCACTTGCTACGTTTATCCTTTGCGTGTGGACGATATATCTTCCATCTGTCATCATACAGATAACCAAACCTAAGTTCGTCTAAAGGTGCAGGAAACAATTGCTTGTTTAGATAAACCTTAGACACACTATAAACATTGTTAGCCTTGAGTTCATCTTCAGATATATGATACTGATTCCAATATGCCAACTCTTCATTAGTGAATCGTTTAACCGTCACCTGAATATTAGTGTATTGTTTTATACGAACTATAGGCTGTTTATACTCAGAGATGATACGTTTATACTCTTGAGTGTTTGTAGTTCTGGTCATGCCTAGTCCTAGGTCTCTGTCTATTATCTTGAGCGCTTCATCTAAGTTCACATTGAACAACAAGCGTACAAAATCAAAGCAAGAACCTCGTTTACTAGTGTCACCAAAGTCTATAAACGTGAGTCTACCGTGTTTATTACCTATAAGGAACGATGGATTACGCTCATTTCTAAACGGAGAATATGTAACTACATTAATCTGCCAATCAGTTCTTGGCATGTAATAGCGAAATATATCATACTCGCTAACTTTCTCAAGCAGCCTCTCTGGTTTTAGAGGAAGCTGTTTCTTCATTCCGTTTACTGGCATATTGTTAGTTTTCGTAAACGAGAGAGCCCAAACTAAAATAGAATGGGCTCTACAACGCTCACGGTATTTAAACAACTAATTAATAATCAGCTCCATCTGTAGAAATAACCTTACCGTTCTCAGGGCTATTCTCTGGATCATATAAAGACAACTCTTTGAACTCATAGATCCATCTACATCCTCCACTTTCAGATGTAACGTTTTTAACAAACTTCTCCCATGGCCAAGCACCTTTCTTATTAGCAATTCCTGCTAACACTGTAGTGTTTGTTAAATCAACCATACGCATGTTTCTTATAGAATATCCTGGGAAGAATGCTTTAGGAAATATTTTCTGAGAAGATCTAGGTCCATCAGGTCCATCATATACACTAATAGCAGCCAATGCTCCTACAGTGATAGTCCACTCATGACCAATTAGATCCTTCCACTCTTTCAAGTTGCCCGAGATAACCTTCTTCCAATCAAGTTGTAATACAGCTTCTTCTTTCTTAAAGTCAAGCTTACCTAACCAAGTCTTTAAGAAGTGAACAAACTCAATCTCACCATCATATGCTTGACGATAGTCTCTACCATCTTTTAAGAAATATTGATTAAGAGTGTCTTCGCTACTAGCACAAGCGCTATCACCAATTGTGTTGATGAAATACTTACTACCTGTTTTTGCAATCTTCTTAACATCTCTCAGTTTAAACCATATCTGAAATATGTTCTTAGTCTTAACATCTTGAATGTGAACAACCACATTACACTTAGCTGTGCCGTCTGGTTCTGTCTCAAGATAGTTCAAAGACTTTTCTGTAGCCTCCCTTTGATAAATATCATAATACTCTTCTGCTGTAGGATTGATTCCTACTACTGTTCCTTCGAAATAACCGCTATACTTAGGGAAATTACCTGTTCCTGTACTAGCTGGTTTAACTTTTTCTTCTGCAAATAATGCCATTTTCTTACGTTGTTTTAGTTATAATAATTGTCAATTGTTTCAGATACTAATTGTAGGTTGTTAGGGATCATTAGATCAACAAACATTCCGTCAGGACTCTTTGCTGGGAACTTACGATATCTATTAGTTACAAAGTGATACTTAGGTGAGCCATCTTTAGTCTCCTCAACGTAAGTGTAGAGAACCACAGTGAACAATCCTTCTAGATTGATTTGGTTATCTAACAACTTACCAGCTGTCTTGATCTTATAGACTACCACCTCACCTGAATCCTCAACAGCTTCAGGATGTGTAAAATAGAATACCTTTAAGTCATCACGTAGTTTACGTGCCTCCCTAAATAATTCAACCATATCTCTAGCCATGATTGAGAACTTCTCAAAGCCCTTCTCCATTGCACGAGATACCATGTTGAAACCCATGATGTAATTAGAATCTTCGATTACGATGTTTTTGATGTGCGGTGCCTTCTCAGAAATCACATGTAACAAACGTGTGATCTCTACTGCATCATCAATCTCTTTGTAGTTTTTCTTTTCTGTGTTATACAACTTCTCAGATCCTTTGAAAGGAAGCTCTTTCTTAGCCACGTTGATAATATACGTGGTAGCTGGATCCAAGTGCTTTACTGATGTGGATTTACCCGTACCAGTGAAGCCCACTACTCCAATTAGTTTACTTGCCATGATTTAGTTATTTATTAATTTTGTTATACTAATTTACGGAATTTTATCAACATCAACAACTTTTATCTTGTCTTTGTCAAAGAATTCCAAGGCTTTATTCAACCACTTTTGCTCAATCGATTCATTGGTAGATATGATATAAATCTGTGCTTTCTTGTCTGGATTATTATACTCCATAGCCATACATCTGTTTACCTTCTGAGCTAGATTTTCTGCATTGCTGTCAAAATAGTTTAGTACCACCTTGTTTAAGGGTTTGTATGTAACACCTGTATTACCAATCTTGACAACAGCCATATGATTTCCTTCGCCTTCTGCAAACCTTTTGAAGCCCTCTTTGTCGGACGATTTGCTATGGTGAGAAGGGATGTCTAAACTGTCTGCAATATCAGTAGTACCACAAAACACAAGTATACGCTCTTTACTATACTTGTTTAATATTGCCTTAGTCATCTTTAACTTAGCAATACTTGATTGGATGAGTCTCATTCTCTTCAAGCGTAAGTGCATAGTGTCCTTACCTAGCTCTGATAATTGATCAATCACCCAACTACACGCGTCAAAATGTTTCTTCTCTGTTCTAGTCTTACCCTTAATCGTAATAGCTTTACTATTATCCAAAGGCACCTTAACAACAGTGATTTGATAGTCTACAATAACTCCTTCTTCTATTGCTTGCTGAATAGAATAGTTGGCTATAACAGGAAGACGTAAACGTTCCCATATCTCAGACTCTGTCCATGCAGACAATGTGCCTGTAAGGCCCAACACTTGCTTGTTAGTCTCAAGCAATTCTTCACAAGCTTCCACCTGGGCATCACTCAACAAATGTATCTCATCAATAATGACTAGATCAAACTCCTCTTGTCTATGCTTATGCAAAGATAGATGTGTTGTATAGGTGATGTTTGAATTGTTGTATCCACGTGCTTTAAAATCTTGTTCCCAAGAATCCTTGATTTTAACGTCAGGATAGGCGATTAGGATAGAAATATCACAATTCATTTTCTCCAAGATGTTAATTGTTGTGTAGATTTTGCCGAAGCGTGGACAGAGATTTAGGATACCCCATCTCTTCTGTAACCACACATCAGCAAACTCTTTCTGTCTCTGGTCTCTAAGGCTCATTGTTTAGTTCTTTAGATACTTGTTCTCTCATCTTACGTATTTTCTCATTTCTAATATCAATCTCTAACTGCAAATGAGCAATTTTCTTTTCAGATAGTTCAACTATAGATGGATATAACTCCTCTTCTCTAAATTGTTTATTATGTTTATCCCATCTATAAGAAAACAAATCATACCAAGCAGGGGCGTTATTTACCTTATAGAGTACTGAAGAACGATGTTTACTAGCTGAGATATCCAAGTCTACAATTTTACCTTTTTCTATTGAATCGTAATAATCAAAGAAAACTGTATCTCCAACATTGTATTTAGTTTCTATTTTCATTATGGTTCTAAAAAGAATGTTTTATTAACTACGGATTGATACTCATAATCACTCATGTCCTTAAGTCTTGGTAGCTCTTTGAACATACCTATCTGACCTAAGAAACCTAGTCCTATGCGCACATCATCTTCACCATAGCTATTCTTGATTAGTCTTAAACTCCTGAAGTATTTAGCACCATGCTCATCCTTTAGCCTATCTATGTCATAACCACTAGGGTCAGCAACTTTATAGCGCATAGGATCAAATAATGCTAATACAACGTCCGCATCGTTCTGTGTACTAGAACTCTCTGCAAAGTCCTCAAGCTGAGGCTCTACATCACCATTCTTAATCCTGATAGGATTAGAAATGTCACGATTAAACTGACTCACTAGTACAGGACTATAGCCAAAGAAGTCACGAGCATATCGCATCTCATCAGAGAGCTTATCGATAGCTTGTTTCTTGGTGGTCTGGTCCTTAGTGGTCTTAGTTAAACCGATGTGATCAACTACAACAAGAGTTATCTCATTATCATGATGAGGGATATACACCTTGTTGAATTCATCAAGCTCCTCTATCACACCATTTTGCATAGCATGCTTATTAACTTGCTTAGCAATACCTATGGCGTTCTCTGGTCCACTGACGATTGTGATCACTTCATTCATCTCACCGATATAGTTCTCATATGTGAGAAACAAATCGTGTTGATCTTTGGTCATCTTATCTGTCCAGCCTAAAAGCTTAGGCACAGGTATAATAGTGCCATGGTCTAGGAATATCTTACGAGATATCCATTTGGCCATCTTATACGTACCACTACGCTCCATGGATCGATAGATGATCTTTAGCTTAATATCAGTGGTGTTCTTCTGTGATATGTACCAATCAAATGGATTGAGCACATATGCATCATCAATAAAACTAGTCTTCCCAGAACCTGTTAGGCCACCTACAAGGGTGTAAATAGACTTACGGATACCAATGTATCTATTAAGCCTATTAAACCCCATAGGTATACCACTGTTTCTACCATCTAGGCCCAGCTGGACCTCTTTTGCCAAATCTTGAAAACTCATATATCAGTCCCTCCTTTACTTATTGGTTTAGAAATCTCTATCTTATGTCCCTCTTTAATGAGTTCTATGAATGGCTCAAACGTGCGCTGATTTAGATATGTAAGAGTGTTCTGCAGAAAAGTCAGTCTATTCGTATTTGTTCTTAACGAATTCTCTTTCTTCTGCAAGACATCAAACTCTATTGCTGCAATCAAATCATCGGCTGTATAATCACCTTCATTGAGGATAGAATTAAACTTCACTTGGCAATCTTCTTTCTTAGCTCTAAATGCACGAGTACCTTGAAACTTTACACCATTATATGTAAACGTATCAGTGCCTGGATAAGCTTTCCACCATCTCTCAAAATCGTCTGCATTAGTCTTCACCTTAACAATCTTCTCTTCAGGAGCATCCTCGCTGAGAAAATTGATAAGGTTACGACCCATTAATGTTATCTTGTACTGTGGTGTGATGAGACCTTTCCTAAGGATTCCTTGTAAGATGATTTCTAGCTTTGCATTACCTAAGCATACTATGCCTAAGTTTGCTCCTTCTTCAGCTAGCTTCAATAGAAAGATCATGTCAAGAGTGAAACCTAACCTCTGTAGTTCCTTAAAATGGAAGAGCGTTAACTTGACGTTCATAATATTTAAGTAGTCTCCTATCTCCCTTAACAATAATGCTAGCAGGGATTGATTCATTTAGTTTTGCGTTTGCTTGAAGAACCTTAATAGTTTCTAGCTCAATAACATTCTCTTTTGAGCTCATAAAAGTTTCAATCTGAGCTTTACCAGGATCATTTAATGAGCTATAAAACTCTAACATTTCTTCTTGCAAATATACTAAATTCTTCTGGAATTCATGCTCCCAGTCAATTGTATGTATCATTATTCTGTATCATTATAATTTTCATACTCTCTAAACTTTGGGTCCAAGGTGCGTCCTTCATTATCCCAATACTGTTCACATTTATCCCCCTCACGAGGTGATTCAGCAAAGATTGATTGTCTAAACTGATTCCACGGTGCTGTGTGCCTGTAGCACCTAAATTTAACAGGACATTTCATGTCCATACACATTGTTCCATCCATTATATTTGGTTTTTAATGTAAATGTAGTAACCAAAAGCTTTAATACGAGGCTTTACACCCAATAAGACATTTAATGGAATATCCATCCAATCTTTATGATGCTTAATAATAAGCTTTCTACTACCAATTCTCATGATCAATCCTTTGTTATCACTCATCGTTTTGTTGTTTAGGTGATTTAATCACTGCCCAGTGCGTGATTGAATTGTGATTATAGGCCCATCCAGAACCATTCCATTGCTCCCAATGAATCTTACCATCTTTTCTACATACTAGATACTTACCATAAGACGTTGGTCTAGTAGATAAGTCGTTGAAGTCAAACTTAACCCAATGACTAAGTGCTATATCATTCATCATCATTATCTATATAATTGTTATGTAATCTAACAAAGTGTTCAGCTAGTTCTTTGTTAAGTTCACCTGGACGTACTATTGTATAATCTTGTGCTACATTCCAGTCATCTTCTAAAAATGAAATAGGTACGATAGGAACAATAGTTCTACACCAACATTCCTCACCTTGAATACAAGTATCTGTCTTCCACTTTACTTGTAATGATATTTCTTGCGCTTCTTCGTATGTCATTTTTCTTGTTGTTTAACTATGTTAAAATTATGTCCAACATAAGGCAATTTTGGATCATCTCCATAACCAAGAGTTTGTAATAAATCCTCTAGTTCTGAATCTGACAAATTGCCACATTGTAATGCGTAATCTAAAACAAGGGCAAGAGCTTGTGTCCTTGTTATATCAATTGTTGACTTCCATCCCATTGTCTTGTTGTTTAGCTATTTCTATAAGTTTATCTATACAAGCATTCTCTGCTTCTTGATATATATCGTGATTAAAATTACCAACCTCAAAAGAACCATTTATATTACAAACAGAATAAATCCATTTTATTGAGCCTTTGTACACATTACTTACTTCTACTATTTGGTATAATCCATATTTTTTTCTAAACCACCTAAATACTTGTTGTTTAAGTGGAGCAAAAGTAAAATAACCTCCTTGTGTATCAGATATTTTTTTAATAACCAAAAAAGGATTTGGCACTTCTACATCTACATAATAACCAAAACAAGGTTCATCAAACTTTAATCCCTTTAAGGATTTGGCTTGCTCATAAGTGACAAATTCTTTTTCTAAGTTATTTTCCATAAGTTTCGTTGTAATATTGTTCTGCATCTAATTTACATTCTATTCCATCAGTAATATTTGATACCCAGCATTTTACAAAAGCATCTTTTATCTGCTCTTTCTCCATTTGTTTGGCTTGTTCAAAAATATAATCGGGCAGACAAATTGCATCTTCAAGCCAATTCTTTAATTCTATTTCAAGCCATCCTACTGCCGTTTGTTTAGTTTCCATCTTCATTATGTTTGACGTTATACCTTACTTTCCACTCTGGATTAAATCTATGAAAGGAATAGAACCCATTCACTGAGAACCGTGCTATCAGCTTACCATTACATGATGTACAATATGTTGTAACAGCAGAAGAGTTGCCTGTTTGTTCAAACAACTCTTCTATCACTGATACATCCTGAACATCACCACAATGAAGACATTCCATCTTGTCTTGTGTTAGTTTAGGCTTCTTAGGCATATTAACAAGCGGCTATACCAAATATTACATACTCACCCTCTGTCTCTTGTGTAGAGTGTTTGTATTTAATAGTGGCTACGTTAGGATCCTGATCAATAAGTTTCTTCTCCATACGAACGAACGTGGTGTCTTTTGTTTTCTCTGTGTGCTCACGAGCAAACTTAACTGCATCACCTTTTGTTTTGAATGATTTCAACTGATGATCTTCCCATCCTGTATACACATTGTAACGAAGCTCCCATTTACTGGTACCTCTTACAAAGTTATGATACACGGTTGTTTTGATCTTGTTATCATTCTTAACAGGTGCTTTCTCTTCAATAATGAAACAATCACGTTTACTGGCTCTATACAATAAGCTATTAATAAACTCTTTCTTATTAAGAGAACCTCTTTTATACATTACTGTAACGTCATTATAACCATGACATGTACTTACTGTACCGTTATAGATATCATCACCATACTCAGTGATGGCTGTTTCTACAGCAAGAGTGAATGCTTCCTTAGCACTGCTTGCTCGTTGTCTAATGTAAAAATCTTGTGCTCCCATGTGTTTAAATAAATGTGTGAATGTATAATATACTATGTCTGTAACTTTTTGTTTAAAAATGCTGAATAGAGCATGTAATAGCCATATTTCATTTTGGTTTTCTATATTTTTTAAACAAAAAAGCCCCAGTTTTTTCTGAGGCTTTAGTAAATGCGCTTATTATTTTCGAATTGCACCTATTTTTGTAACAGATTTTGTCAATTTTTGTTACATAATTCGAAATAATTCCGAATAATGTGTCATATAATGCACTATTATATGCAATTGTGTTCCTTTTAAGGGATATTACAAAAAATAGTGCATTATAGTGTATAATATCCTATAAAAAACTTCTTGACCTTCTGCCAGAATGTAGGCTGTTGGTCTTTCAGAATGTACGCTTCAGGTGGTATTGTTGTGTGGATGTACGTTGTTTCAATAGGTTCATCCTGTATGCGTAAACCAAGCTGAAGCTCAAACATGCTCATGGTGAGCAATGCTTTCTTCTTATTACATTTGAATGTCTTCTGAATAAGCTTTATTGCATCCTTACGCCACGCTTCTGTTTGTTCTGTAGTCAATGTATACACTCTCCAGAACTCTGGTGTGCTCATTGCATCCTCATAGGATAGCCCTATGATTTCCATTTGCATAGAGACCAACTTCCTGTTGATCTCTTCACGTTGTTTTTCTGTTCCTGCCATTAGAATAAACTTAATTGGTTAGCGATAATTACAGGAGCTTTCTTGCCTCTATAATTAATCTTGTTAATAATAGTGTAAGCCCTATCTATATAATAAGAATAGTTAATGTTATTCAAAAGATGTGTGGGCTCAAGATAATTACACACTGTTACTAGCCAGTCACCTGCCTCCACTTGTGATACAGATGCGGCATTAGATGCAGAGTCTTCATTCTTTACCTTGAATAGTTTCTCTCCTGTGTTTGAGACATAGTATCTAATAAGTTTATTGTAGACCGTTGTCTTACCTTTAGCTCTGCCCTCAAAATGGAAGTCTCTCGTAGATCTTTGACGCATAGCAAAATCATAAATATTGCCATGCTTGCAAATAGTATCAACCACGGAATCACCGTTAATAAAATAACGCTCGAGCGCAATAGGAACAATCCTAGCAGACTTATTTTTATGCAACTCAAAATCAGTAAGAAAATCGCCTTTCTTCTTGACTTCTCCACTTGTTTTGATCGCAAGGTAATCATTAACAGTCGAGAAGATAATCTTTCTATAGTCAGTTCGTTCGAGTTCATATCCCGTTAAAGTTTCCCACCATTCATTGATGTCATACATTTTGTGAATGAGTGCTTTTTGTATTTTGATTGTGACACCATCAGTATTAGCTGATATAACTTCTATACCTGCTAAGGAATATGCTTCAATAAGCATAAGCAAGCTAAGCTCACCAGTAATAGTAGTGAACATAGTATATTGACGGTCGTAGATCCAGGACTGCATATCAGAACTCTTACCGTATACAGAATTGACAGCAAGCTTAAGGGCACCAACAATCCCCTTAATGCGTTTGTCCTTCTTAGCTTGTGGCTTAAGTTCCAAACGCCTATCAAACATCTTCTTATAACCTGTAAGGAATGATTTACCAAGGTGAGCAGGATATCTGCCATTATTAATACCGATAGCAGGATAGTAAGAACTAACATCCCAATCAATAATCTCATGTTCTTCATCCGCTTCAAATATCTCAGGTTTATTCTCAGTATGGAGACCACCCTTTGCAAAAGTGTACGTGTTGCCATAGAATTCTATACTCTCTTTGAAATCATCTTGTAATCCTAGTGTTATATCACTGATTCTCTTCAAGAATGACTTTAGTTGTAATGTATGAAACTTAATGTTAGGAGCTATACAATGCTTCACCTTAATCTCCTTACGAAAGTATCCTTTCCTAGGTAGATCTTTAAGCTCTATGTTCTTCTCCTGACAATAGTATTTCTTAATCATCTCATCACCAATCTTACTATCAGAATAGTTAAGACATGGTATACCAAACTCAGCTTCAATATCTTGCCGTAGCTCGATTTGATTGTTGCCCTCATATAATGGGTGCGTGGTATTACCTGTGGTTATCTTATAGAATTCATAAGTGGCGTGAACGTCATTACGACAGTATTCTCTAATGAGAGCAATATCTCTCTGGGTCATGTCCACCTTTGTATGATGAATGGGCATCTCTTCAATGTTCTCAAGGTCCATCTCAAACTCTAATCTCTTCAAACTCACCATACGATTCTTATTATCGTAATGATTGATCTTAAACAAATCTATTTGCTTGAGGGTGAGAGCATCTTCTCTGTATTCTGCAAACACATCATAGTTGGCGTCATGAATAACATCCTGAGCTTTCTGTGCTATCTTAGCACATATCTCTAGGCGTGTACACTCATGCCAGTATTCATAGTTACGAATGATCCATTCAACCACTTGACTATCAAAGCGTAGGTTATTATAGCCCACCCAATAATAGCTTTTATGGTTTTCTACATAGTTCATAAACGCATCAAGACTATAATGCCATTTGCTCACCATAAACTCTTTACTAGTATCCTCTTCAGGATCGTAGATATTGATGAGGAAGAGCTCCTGCATGGTCTCAATATCGTATATTAATACATTCATTTCTTTTGTGTTCTATCAATCCACCAGCCAGCTATTCGCATAATACGTACAACAATCTTGAACGCAATATCTTCTAACAGTCTCATACAAATGTAGTTAAAAGGGAGCACATTACATGCCCCCTTATTAATTAAGCTTCTAATGCTGTTCTCGTACGACGTGTTGGTAACTCTTTCATACCATACTTCTCCAAGAACTCCTGCTTCCTACGAACGTAAGCAAGCTCCAGTTCTTCTCGATGTTTAGCAACAGCCACAGCTACTGTGGTGTTGATGTCTACGTAAACTTCTTTACCGTCTTCTATCAATGTCATTATAAATCGATTTCTAATTCTTTAAGAACTTCTGCACCCTTGTATGGACGAGGTTTGATATCCACACGACCGTAGATATTAATATCACCATTCTTAGCTCTAGTAATCTTAATAAATACCTTACGAGACTTCTCTTTCAAGAACAAGTCAAGACCATTAGTCTCACCCTCCATGTATTTACCATCAATAGACCAGCTATATCCTGTTGAACCCACCCAACCAATAATAGCTGAGTCTTTCATAGCAGGATTGATAGCAGCGATGGTTACAGTACTGCCTGCACGAGTAACAACTTCGTATACACCCGTGTTGTAATTGTCAATGTTGAAATTTTGCTTTTTCATTTGGTTTAATTAATTAAAGATTATCTAATTTACTTTTAACTTCATCATATGATAGTACACATGTGAAATCCTCCCCACCTGTAAACAGCCTACAATATTCTCTTTGTTCTTCATCATCTAGATCGATGTGAGTAGATATAGCATCTATTCTGTAGAAGGTAACAAACCTAGTTTCATGATCCTTAAGAGGTATCGCAAGATTTAATATCTCAGCGGCCTCTGTAGCATCATTGTTGTAGAAGATTTCTAATTCTATGCCTTTCATATAATATTTATTTAATTGTCATCACCATCAAAACCATCAGCCATTATATCTATACCATCCATTAACTCCTCGTTGGTCACCCAATCAGGTAATGGCGTACCTTTAGGAACAGGTTTATCGTTGTATGCTACTAACGCAACATCATCGATATCTAAGTCTTCATAAGGTGGATCATAGTAATCACCATGGTCATATGAATATATCCAATTCACTTTAACTTCACACCACTCATCCTCATTTGTAGGATGATAGCATGTGATGTATGAACGTCCTGCTATTTGTGTCATTTTGTACGCTCTTTAACTTCATAACGAATACCCCAATCATCAGTGTATGTTGCCACAGTTTCATCATCATATTCTTCTGTGCCTTTGATATCACCAATAGGCATAGAGAAGCTTTTAAACTTCTCATAGCCTATAGTGATGCTTGATTTAACTTGTCCATCCTTCATTGGATGCACAATATAACCATATACACAACAAATAACAATAATAATGATACAGACAGCAACGACGAACACTTCGATCTTACGCTTCAAGCGTTCGATGAGCTCATCTGCTCTCTTATCAGGAGGTAACATTAGTCTAATATCTTAGATGTTAAACTACGTTCTACCTGGTCTTCGATGTTCTTACGACCGCGCTCATAAGCTACAGAAATCTCCACATCTGTGAACAGATATGGATTATACTGACCGTTCATGTTTAAGATGACAGCTTGATATGTATCATTGGCTGTTTTCTTCTTGTTCTGGTTCTTAACCTTAACAAGTTTACCTACTCGTGTTTTAATAGACATATATTTATTGGTTTAGTTACTCTCTAATTCATCATCGTCATCATACTCTTGATATATGTTGCTCATCCATGTAACAACAACTAGTCCTTCGTATAATGAAGGAACTAGTGTTGTTTCATCGTCTTCTTCCATATATATTCCAAGCATGCCGTTATGATGCATCATTACTGCATTCATGTCATCAATGGTGAAATCATACAACTGACCTTCGTGCTCTATCCAACCGATAGAATGTTCTTCGGCTAATAAAACAAGCTGATCGTCAGGATTTTCACTGATTTGACCATATATCTCTACATGAACAGGATATCCATGCTCAGCATAGAAATCATCATAGTAATCACTATCTAATGGAACTTCATCCATTTGATACACATGTGTGTATGTTTGTTCACCACCTAATGTGTACATAGAACGCTCTGCAATAAACAACATACCATCCTTTAGTCTAGGTGGTATGTAGTTCTTAAATACTAGGTGTGCTGGTATGTACATCGACGTCAACAAATAGTTTATCTAGTTCATCTTGAAGCTCAAGTATTCTTATCCGTCTCTTGGCAACAAGCTGTTGCTCAAAACGGTGCTTAAATATAGCAATCTCTTCTTTACTACGCAAGAGTATGGCATCTAAATCTGCATCACCCACTCTAGCTATGTCAATAGTGACGGTGTTTTGCTTAAATTTATCTGCGTCATACACACCAATCTCCATCTTATTAGGGAATGCACTGAATACAATACTCATGTAGTGTGTGCCTGCAGAGTGCACTTTGATGTTATCAGAAATAACTGTAACAGTTTCAAGAATGCTCTTATGTTCTATTAGAAGATTTCTTAGGTCTGTTGCTATGCTTGATAGCTCGTTTAACTGGTTTCTCATCTTTCTTCTTAAAGTTTAAATGGAATGCTGATGCATCCACGTTACAGAATAGTTTTTTATTGAGATACACTTTGTAGTATGGTCCATAAACACCCAAAGGATGGTGCTCATAGAAATGCTCATCACCACAACGATATGTAATGTCTGTATTGAATACCTTGTAATCTTTTACACATATACATCTACCGTTATTGTATTTCGGTTTGTTAGGCTTCTTGTTCTTTGGCCCTGGTCTAAATACGATACGCATGACTATTTATTTCTAGTCTCATACATAAACGCAAGTGAGAACGTGGCAAAGAATAGTGCTGATATCATAGCTAAGTCTGGATGATTAATAATAACCATCCAAACTGTATTAGCCATGCTCATCACACACAATAAGGCCATGATGACTAATGATACTACATCTGGCTTTCTCATTAGTACACAATCTCTTTAAGTGCTTCAACTGTGAATGGGATACAAAACTGTGTACCCTCTTCAATCTGTTGTTGCAATGCTTCTACTTCTTGAGAGTGTAGTGATTTAATCATCTCATTGTAATGATAATTTACTACGTTCTCAACAATAGTTCCAAGCCTAAATGCTTGTTCATGTGAGACATCAGACATTGTGATTAACAATTTGTCTGATCCTTTCACCTTGGCTGGTATATGACAACTAGCCAACTCGTCTACAATCGCCTGAATAATGACATCATTCATGTCACCATACAAATCAAAGGTTATTTTCATTGTTTGAAAATGTTTATAATGTGAATAATATTATATACACTGAGGAATGTAAAAAGAAAGAGCTCAACAATATGTCAAGCTCTTTACTATGCTAACCCTCAAAACCACTTAATATCTTTATCTGTCAGGATGAATTGCCCATGCTGCTACACTACTAATAACAGACAATCCTGCTAACATGGACATTTGTCTAATATCCAACGAATCAACTCTAATAATACTTGGATACAAGACAATGTATAATATCAACATTGTACAAGCCAAGAAATAATAACTTGCAAATAATCTAATGCTTCTTTTCATGTGTGTGAAAATTAAATAGTTAAGAAATAGTTTTAAGATGTTGCATCATTGATTGATAACGCTTGAGACAATCACTATGATATATAAGATACTCATCTCTCATTTCAGCTGTGTCATCATCTATGTATCCTTTCAATACAACTTCATGTGTATGTATCATATCTTCTACAAAGTCTATAAGATAGGAAACATCATCATAAGGAAACTCTAATGTAATAGCCATGTGTGTTTATTTATTGTTTAATGCTATATCTATTGATCAGCAACTGCTATCAACCTATATCCTAATCACCCTATAATTATCATAGATGGTATACACACCCCCTCTTTCTTCCCCACTCAACATATAAATTCTGATGCTATTTTACCATTTATGAAAGAATGTCTATAATAGGCTGTGATAAAATACCACCAGTTTGTTAATGTTCTTGTAAAGTCCCACCCTTCATGGAAGCAGTATGCTATCCACCCACCCTTATATATATTAATACTCGTGCGTAAGCAATGCTTGCGTAAGCAATGCTCTTGCGTCAGCAATGGCATTAGCAAAAAGAGAGCCCCGAAGGGCCCTCCTGTTGTTATACTCCTACTGCCAAGAGTTGCTCGATTGCCTGTTGTGACAATCCTGCTTCGCTTGCCTTCTTGGCCACCTCTTGCGCGATCTCGATATCGAGCAATGATGACTCAGAGTGAGCTGTCTTGATGGCATCACGAGTCTTGAACACTGATAGTGCTGTCAAGCGCTGATCAATGACCACACCTGTGGACTTGCCATCAGCATCGAGCTCCTCGATGTCTTTGATCTTGCCAATCGCGTAGAACGGGAATTCTACGTCCTTGTCACTTGACCAACCAAGGCTCGACATCTGACGTTGGTAGATGTGAACTCTTTCTCCCAATGCTGTGTAGCCTGAGAAGTTTCCTGCTTTCGTGAAAGCACCGTCATTAATTACGTAATTTTTCATAATGTTATGAATTTGATTGTTTATGGCATGCACTTGACATGGGGGGCACACCGAATCCCCTCATCATCCTACGGGGTTGTGATGTGATGTGGGCTACCCTCTCATGCATACGAT